GGCTGTTTTAAGGGCTGCCGGATCATGCCTTTTTTCGTGTTTTTTCATGCAGTTGTGCTGAAAGCCGCGTGGGGCGTGGGAAATTTTTAGTTTGGGCCACAACAAGATTGGAGAGCCCAAACGCGTGTGCACACGAGGAGACCTTGTGCAATACACTATTATTCTTTTGTGTTTGTGTAGTAGGAGGAGAGGGGAGAGCTATGCGTGCAGTGTATCCGCGCTCGGGCCTTGGCCTTTCCGGACCATTTTCGGATGACCTTAAATGCACCCATTTTTTAACCTGATTTTAGCCCCGTTTTACCCTGTGTCCGGATCACCTGAGAACGTGACCTAACGGCCTGAAATGAGCCATTTTTACCGATTCAGCGATTTGCTGCATTGCTTGATTGATGCGGGTTTCAATGCTGTTGCTTACAAAGATAGTCAATGTTTACGCGGCTTCCAAGAAAAGTCAAACTTTTTTTCATTTTTTTTTCGCTCTACAACCCGCGTCATTCCTACAAAACTGAAAATAATTGAAAAAATATTTTGAATGTGGTTTCGGCCACGTCTGACGCGGGTTTCAGAAATGACATTTTCTGAAAGCCTTGATAATACAGGTGTTTTAAACGATCATTCAAATTTGCATTGAAACTTTCACTTAAACATATATTTGCCCCGTTCAACGGAACAACGGAGTGCTTAAGTCACCCGCAAGTATACCTGATGAGATATCAGTTAGAATTGAAAGACAGCAACAGGTTCTGATTCCCTCTCCTGACAGAAAAGAGGGTGAGCGCGAAGGTAACGACGCGACGAGAGCAAGCTCGCAAATGGCCGACAACATTCGGCAACCTGTCAGTAACAAGGTTAGGAGTTACAGGTTAAACTTGCCTGAGCCGTGCCAATAGCACGGGAGTAACAAACGGAGTACCGCAATGGCCCGAAAAAAAGCGCAATACAGCGCAATACAAGTCCCGCAGTAATGTGGGGAGCAGTTAACGAGTAGCGTCTTAACTGCTCAATGAAGCAAACGTGCAATACAACACAGCAACGACGCAAGGTGCGGCAAGTGTGACTAACTGAGGTTACCACATTCGCAGGGAGTTCGAGTCTCCCCGTTGTTCTAAACTTAATACACAACAGCATGAAACACTTTTTTCTAGTTGGCGAACAGGCCGTGGAAATTTACCCAAACATCGCCGAATTGACTGACCACTTTACAGGTGACGTAATTTGTTACGATACCGAAAAAAACACACCCGAAGATTTGCTTAAAATGTATGACGGGTGGGATGGCTTTGTGGTAATCACCGAGCAAGAGTACAACACGATCTTCAATCAATTTTATCCAAACTTAAAAACTCAACAAGTATGAAAAGCAAATTAGAGATTCACAACCGGGAGCATCAACCACGAACGGCTTGATGAAGTGTGCTTTTTTTAAAAATAAATTTTGAAACTTAAATTTACTGCATATATTTGCACAAAACAAACAGACAAACAGAATGAACCTACAAACATTTATTGACGACCTCGTTACGGGTAACGGGGCATCTTACTCACTCACTCAGGGTAAACCAACGACAGGCGTTATGGCTTCGATGCAGGGGCATGAGTACATCCCTGAACTGCCCTCCGCATACATTCGTTATAAACGTGAATTGCAACGCGAGATGATTGCTAACCACGTCCTGAATTTCATCGCTAAGAACGGCATTGAGGCGGAGCAGGAGGACGTGTACATCGGGGGGTGGTGGAGTGACAACAAGCTGTACCTTGACCTGTCCCGCCGCTTCGATAGCGTGCAGGATGCGGCAGAGTTCGGGATGCTTAACAATCAGAAGGCAATTTACTCGATTGACCTTGACAGGGAGATAGAACTCCCCATGCCCCAAGGACACGGCACGGAAACGCAGAAGCGTGACTACATCAGAATTATATCTCAGCGAATAGCTGAAGATAACAAGTGATACGGCCACACGGCTTGGTTCATTGGCGGGTTCGACTCCCGCCCTTGTTCTATCAGGTGCTCAACCTGATGCTCGTAAATGCAAAGAAGGGAGGAGCGGCAACGGCTCGCACTCCCTTTATCTAAGAAACAAAACAAACAAAATAAAATGAAGAACAGAATCAGTAAACAAGCAAAGGCAATCGCAGACCGGCATTTGGAAGCGCTCAAGACCGGCAACTTCGACGACCCTGTGGTGCACACGAAGCAAGAGGTGATTGACGCCTTAAGAGCAGGCAAGACACTGAGCGGAGTGATTGATCAGATAGAGACCGAGTTTATCTCTGTAGGCTCTATCATGATCAGTAAAATATTCAAGCACGAGAGCAAGTCATATCGTGCCGGCATCTACAAAGGATTCAAGATACTAATCGACAAAAAGTAACAGCATGAAAAAACACCTCCCCGCACTCTCGGTGATTGCCTTTGTCGCGGTCATCGTCCTGCTCCTGTCTGAAATCAACTACAGGGCAGCTGTAAACGCAGCACGAACTACCGATGGTAGTGATGAAAGCATCCAAGCAGTTATGACCGCCTACGGCTTCCGCTGCGATGCTCTTGGAAGTATCGGAACAAGAGATAAAGTAGTGGCATTCATTAACTCTAACAACTAACGCCATGCAGAACAGCACAACACACCAAATTGACCTGGCAATCGAGTCCCTTGAACATCAGGTAGAACTGCTTGAGAGGCTCAAAGACAGGGTCAACCAACTTGAGAACTCTATCCACAACGAGGTAATGTACCAAGACATGGGCTTCCCCCGACTCGTTGAGAAGTCAAAGAGAACATCCTCCCTGCTGAGGTCTAAGATTGCCATCCTGTCGGAGGCAGTTTTCTCCAAGCACAGGATGACGCTCTCCCACAACTCAGTAATTCACCTACAAACACACATTGACAATGAAAACATTTGACATCAACATTTACGGCAAGACACCCGCAGAGGTTCAGTCGTGCCGGTCAATGCTCCACACCGTGAAGCACGAACAACTCGGCAGGTGCTACAGCAGGTACACCTGCGACACCTGTAACATCCAATGGTCAGTAGATAGTTCAGACTAAAAAAAAAAACACAATGAACGTAAGAGTATGCGAAGTGACAGAGGTTATCCTCTGCTCCAACCCAAACCACAGCATCGAAATAATTCTAATAAACGTAAACTGATGAGAAACAACTCAAACTACCACCTTCCGGAACTCGCCGAGGTGTGCGAAGAAGCCCACCACGACAACCCAACCCTGCTTTGGATGGGAAGAGATGACAGGGATGACGGCTACTACTTCGTAACCCTCATGACAATCAACGAGGAAATCCTCAGGGTCTTAACCTACTTCGACAGGGAAGAGTTCACCGAGGACATCAAAGCCGCAGAGCAGGACTTCAACATTGAATTCATAAAGCAGTAAACATGGAAAGAGATCAAATCATACAGCAAATCAAACAGCGGATCATGGTCCTCGCATTCCAAGCAGAGAGCGCAAGGAGGATATCCAACAGCAAATCAGATACCGATGAGTACATATCCCTCTCGTCCGCTGAGTACTACGAACAGGAAATGCAGTTTTTCGTATCAATACTTAACACAATAGGGGATGAAGAACATAATTGAACACATCGTGTTTGCCATAATGTATCAACTATCAAAATCTATCCACAACAATGAGCGCAATTAAATCAGGGGATGATGTGATTTGTATCAAAACACACTCCCAAGGAGCTGTCATCAAGGGGAAGATATACACCGTGAGAGATGTCGTATCATTCCCGTGCGGGTGCGCAACCATCGTTGACGTGGGGCTTAGATCCAACCGGCCGTTCACCCTCTGCACCCACTGCGGGACGCACTTTGAGAAGGGGGATAACGTGTGGTACATAGCCATAGAACTGTTCAGGAAACTACTCACCGACGAGCAGGAGGATGACCTCAGGGCGGCGTTGGAGGAGGTGCTAATAGACACTAATTAGTATCTATTTAGTAGAAATAATAATACGTACAACTAATTCTGTTAATGCAATGAGCAGGGTATACAAGACCAAGGACGGCTATGAAATCGTGAAGCACTCTCGTGATCTATATGCAATCGTAGGCAAGAACGTCAAGTACATCGGGAGGGTTTCCCCGAGCTACATACCGAGCGGTCGACTGCTTAAGAACATACCAAACGAAATCAAAACAATCTTCTTTAACATCCAACGAAATGAAAGCTAACTTAAAAATTGCGAACGACCTCCTAGACCTGTTCGGTGAGAGTGCGTTCTACAACATCAGCGTGTGGGACGACAAGGTGGTCCTTCAGGGCAAGTTTCAACCGCCAATATCACAGCGGTGCAATGCCGATGAATACACCGTAGAAGTAGACAACAGCGGCTACTTCCACATGAAAAAAGGGAACGTAGTAATCATACTAACATAAAACAAAACACAATGAATAAACAAACGTGGAATTTAGCGAGTTTATGGAACGAGTGCGTATACTCAGTACAAAGACCACTCGAAGAACGTGACTACTGCTACGCATCGGAAATCGGACAGCCCCTTGTCGATCGATATCTGAAGATGAGAGCCGTTACACCAACCAACCCCCCCAACATGAGAAGCCTCCGCAAGTTCGAGGCGGGTAACCTTGTCGAGTGGGTGGTGCGATACGTTTTAGAACGCGCAGGATTGATCCAAGAGACTCAGGAGAGGGTAATGGTCGAATACCCGAATAAACTGCGCGTATCGGGTCGCCTTGACTTCCTAGCCGGTGGTAAGATAGACCTTGAACGTGCCAAGCAGGACATCACCTCGTCACACCTTCCCGAATCCATCCAAGCATCCTCCCTGTACATCGCAGAGAAACTGTATGAAAGGTTCGGGGATATGGAACTAGAGACCAAGGTGCTTGAAATCAAGTCTTGCTCATCCTTTGTCATGGATATGATGGAGAAGACCGAGAAGCCTATTAAGCACCACCGCCTTCAGCTATTCCACTACATGAAGGGACTTAACCTCAACGGCGAACTCGTGTACATCTGCAAGGATGACCTCCGCATGATGTGCTTTGACTACGAGCCGACCGAAGAACTTGAGCAGGAGTACCTAGCAGACCTTGCCGCCATATCGCACTACTACACGTCCAATACTCGCCCTCCGCTTGAGAAACTGATTGTGTTCGAGGATGGCAAGTTCAAGAAGAACTTCGGCATCGAGTATTCAAACTACCTCAAGTTCCTGTACGACTTCGAAGAGCCACGCGACTACTCTGACTCAGTCAAGTCTCAGGTAGCACGTTGGTCACGGGTCATCGCCCGCTACGCAAAGGGTGATAAGATTACCGCTAAGAACGAGGAGGTGCGTAAGGAGATTGAGAATGCCGGCTACGACTTCATGAGCCTTGTAGAAACCGCTAAGAGGGTGGGTGTTACAGAAGAAGAAACAGAAGACTAACAACAAAAAAACAACAACTATGGACATCGAAAAAAACGTGCCTTTTGAAAGGAAGAAGAAAGAAACAAAGTACCCGTTTGACAAGATGGAGGTCGGAGATTCCTTCTTCGTTGAGTGTGATGAGTTTAATTCATCAAGCCGCAGGGCATCAACAATGGCCCTTGCACTCTACCACACCAAGTCTGAAAAAAAGAAGTTTAAATCAGCCCTGTGTGACGGGGGCTTTAGAGTGTGGAGGGTCAAATGAAATTCAACGCAATAGTGAATCCAGACGGAACACTCAGGGTTAAGAACAGAGCCCTGTTTGACGAGTACCTGAGGTCCCTGTCAAGGGACAAGGAGTACGAGGTCGAGGTCGAGGTCAGGCCAAAGAGAAGGTACAGGTCCGTGTTCCACAACGCGTACTACTTCGGGGTGTGCGTTCAAATGATCTGTGACAGACTCAGGGAATTCGGACACGATGTGGACAAGGAAATGACCCACGAGTTCCTCAAGTCCCGATTCCTGTTCAATGAACTGAATGACGAAAAGACCGGAGAGGTTATGAAGATCCCTAAAAAAACAAGGGACCTAACAACCTCGGAGTTCATGGACTACCTTGAGCAGGTCAAGCAGTTTGCCGCTGAGACCCTGGACATCTACATACCCGATCCAAACGAACAACTTGAGTTACTATGACTAACAAAAATGCAAAACACAGCGACACCTTCCCGTTCGGGGTACACAAGGGTAAAAGAATGATAGACACCCCCGCATGGTGGATTAAAGAAACGTGGGAGGGGGGTCAGTACCCTGCCGTATCCGCCTACTACGAGCGCTACTGGGCGGAGGTAGAGTCGGAGACGTTTAAACACTTTAATCGCGACCTAATAGTGTACTTTGACGGATGCTGCGAACCGGTCAACCCATACGGGCAGATGGGGTGGGGGTTTTATGTCGAACAAGGGGGGAGGTGGATACACCAATCCTCAGGAAGACAGCAGGCCAGCACAAAAAACTCAGCCAACACAGCAGAGTACATAGCCCTCTACGATGCCCTGTGCTGGCTTATGGATAACAGTTTCTCTGACCACAACATACTTGTCAGGGGGGACTCCAGCCTAGTTGTCAATCAAATGAATGGGGTGTGGGGGTTCGGGGCAAACGGACTGTACCTGCCCTACGGCTTAGAGTGTAAGAAAATGTTTGGGGCGTTCTCAAACATTGAAATAGAATGGATTCCAAGGGAAATGAATGAGGAGTGTGATTACCTCAGTAAAATGAGCCTTATTTGATTGATGATTTTTTTTGCTTGGTCAAAAAATGGTTAGGAATTCTAGCATCTTTAGGGTATGCTATTCATGAGGTAAGAATTAGATGGAAGATGGAAGAAATGCCCCAAATGCCAAAAGCAGTTGTCGACACTTTCCTTCTTGTTCCACCACGCCTTTCTGAACTGCCACTGCTTGGCTGAACACTTACCCAAATGTTTGAGTTTTTGCCGTTGTACAGTGATCCACCCATTGTTCTCCAGACTTCTTACCACCCTTAGAGCTTGAGTTTGTGATGAGTTAAAAATTTTCCCAATCTTTTTGCTAGAAAGTTCCTGCGGAGTGCCACTGAGTGATTTAGCGTATTTACGCCTGATGCTTTTACCTTGTACTTCCTGCATGCACTTACCATAGCGAGAGCGATTGATGGCTCTGCTAAACACCTTTGCTTGTAATTGAATCTTAACGGATAGGGTTGTGTCTAATTTGATTTTTCTATGAGATTTTGCCCCATAGAGCGCAGACAATTTGTTTTTAGATATTAAAATGAGGTGAGATTTATTCTTTGTTGCCCAACCAAGCTCGATGAACTTGTCTATCGTGTTCTTGATTGTGTTACGTGACATTTTTAACCTCCCAAGTTTTTCAACTCGGTAGGCAGAGTATTTATATATCACGGAGTTTGGGAATGCCCGCTTGAACTCAACGAACCTCTCAAGCCACTTTATGTTTTCTACGTTCGAAAACAGTGTGTCGCTTGAGATTATACTTGATATTTCTGTGCGCTTAGGCATAAAAAAAGCCCTTGTTTGACGGACCAAGGGCATTTCAGGGTAAGATTTTGATCTTACATCCCGCATTGCACTGCCGTCAAACACTGCAATGTGAGAACGCAGCAAATGTAAAACAAAAACCGAAAAAACCTATATTTTTTTTGAATTGATCCGAAAATTATCTAGGAGTTCTTAACATTAAATGTTAAATAATTTGCACAAACAACGCATATAGATTTATATTTGCAAAAAATTGCAAGACATCTAGAATTAAAGATCAAACCCATGTCGTACCTTGACGATTTCGGGAGAGGAATGAAGGAAGCTGGGAGGGGGATGTTCACCATACTTTGCTGTATAGTGGTGATAATCCTCTTCCTTTCTTTCGCCGAACTCTCCGATGGAGCGATGAAGATCGCGATTTATGTACTGATGATTCCGGCCGTTGCGGGGACCTGGAAGTACTTGAAACCTTAATTACAAAACAAATGGCATCAGAAGAGGTAAGAGAAATGCATCGGCAACTGTTTGTGTTGACTGCAAGAAGGTCGATTCGTCCGTCAATAGAAGACAGCGCCAAAATGAGACAACTGATGAGTAAGCTCTACGAAGAAACGGGAGACGAGTTGTACAAAATTTAATTCTCGACCCGGACCGCAACAATATAAGTCGAGAGGCGGCTTGAACACTCTTGCTTCCGTTGTTGGTCTGGGTTGATTTTACCGGGTGGCGGAATTGGTAGACGCTGACCCAAGATGAGATAAGTTTACAACAGGGTCTTAAAGTTACTTATCATACAGGTTCGAATCCTGTCCCGGTAACCAAGTCAAGTAAAACCTTGACAAAACAAACAAAATTGTAAAGTCATAACGTTACGCAGCAATGTACAACCCTAAAAAACAAACACTTTAAACACTAAAAAAATGAACGAGATTGAAACTTTAGTAGCCTTTTGCCGATACCCGCACAGGGCCGAGATGCTGGCAACACTTGCGAAAGTTGCCAAGCCCGAATTTGAGTTTGAAATTTATCGGCAGATTAATGCTGATCAACAGGCCCCGACGCCCCCCGAATCCATGTCCCCCAAAGACGTGTGGAACGACATACTGTCTGCGGTCAGTGAGGTGACCTTTGTCCCTGTGGATCTAATCACGTCGGCACACTCTCGCGAGAGGGAGTACGCAAGGCCAAGACACATCGCGATTTGGATTATGAGGAAGCTGGCCCCGCACTTCTCGCAGACCAACTTGGGGAATATGTTTGACCACCCACGAAAGCACTGCACCGTCAGCCATGTTGAGAACAAGTCCGTGCCAAGCCTCTACGCTACAGAGAAATCCTTCAGAACGCTCATGCTACAGGCCTGCGAAATACTTGAGTCCAAGGGCTACTCAATACTTATTCACGTAAATAAAATGCACATCATAATTTAACACATGATACAACTGAATAAAAGAGCCTACAAAAAGGCTGACTACCACAAGGGCAAGGTTATAGCTTGCTTTGACGGCATAGAAGAAAAGTGTGAGTGGGACTTCGAGCTTCTCAGGCAAATGAACGGGACGGTCGTAGACGACATTCTTCTGCATCCAAGTGATGTCGCAATCATGGGAGAAGCGAACGCCCGCAGCCTGAGAAACACGATCCTCGAATGCCTTAAGAAGGACCGGGTGAACTGGATTGAAATGGAAAATTAAAACACACAAATATGAAACTCAAACTTATCGCATTTTTGACAATCGGAATGATATTCGCAGGGGTCATATTCATCTGCCATCACATCTCAAATGGCATCAAGACAGAACGAGAATTCATGGAGCCTCTTGTTGGCAAAAGAGTCGTGATCTACAAAGACACGCTGTCCGTGTGGAGAGCCTACCCTATGCGCGGGGAGCTTATGCTGTCCAATGGGATCGTGGTTCCAAAATCAATGGTAATCAACAAAACAATCGAATAAGATGAGAGAGATCGAAAGAATGGTGGCCTTCTGCCATCCCAACCACAGAATGGAAATGTTGACAGACCTTGCGAAGATCGCAAAGTCCGAGTACGAATTCGAGATATACAAACAGATCGACATCGTGCAGAAAAGAATCGAGGACGTATCAAAGATCCCGGCAATGAACGTATGGGCAGACGTGCTATCAGCAGTCAGTCTGGTGACCCTTATTCCGCAGGAAGACATCACCGATGGAAAAACCAATGAGGCGAATTACGTCAGGGCTCGTCACATTGCAATATGGTCCATGAGAAAACTGTACCCCAAGTTCTCGCAACAAAAACTCGGGGACAAATTCAAGTACAAGAAAGCGTACTGCACCATCGGTCATGTGGAGAACAAAACCTTTGTGAAGAAGTACAGTGTCGAAAAAGCTTTTCGGGCTGTTGCCGATCAGGTGTTTGAAATCCTGACCAATATGGGGTATCCAATAATGGATCACGTCAGCAAAATCAAGATCATCGTATGACAAAAATCACGGTCCCAATAATCAAAACCAAGGACATCATGGCTATCTTTTCTGGCGGAGGGACTCCTCCTCCCGGGAACAGCCTGACAGTTGTTTGCAAGGAAGCCTTGGCCTGCAGAAAGGCCGGGAAGTCGTATGTCTACATCCCGGAAAATATTACATTGCTACCTGACCCGGATGAAAGTCAGGGAGAGCCGGTAGCGTTCTGGTACGAAACAGACTCAGAAAACAGTATATTAACCAAGATCAATAATTCCGGCAGAAGAGAGCTTGTGGGAGAGTATGTCTACGAAAGCGACGGGGTGCCGTTTTGATTGATCTAAATCAACAAGAAAAGTTGAGGGGTTGTCCCAAAATAGCAGCTAACGTTTTGCAGATTGGCGGTCGTTTTAATGCCGCCAATGTGCTGTTATAAGTAGTTTTAAATTGATATAATTATGAAAGAATGTATAGAGTGTAAAGTATTAAAACCGTTAGCTGAATATTCAAGTAGAGGCAATGGCAAACAAAGAGGGCAATGTAAAGTTTGTTATAATTCAAATTGGAAATATAGGTTAATGTCAACATTATCATCAAGGAAGGCTAAAAATCAAAAATTGCCAGATGGTAGGAATAAGAAAGTACACGATGTTGATGATAAAATAAATGGTGCTTTTTTAGAACACTTAAAAAACAAACAAAACGGTATGTGTTATTGGTTAAATATACCTATAGACTTTACATTAAAAGACAAATTGAGAAAACCAAGTTTAGATAGATTAGATAATAGTATTGGATATAAAAAAGATAACATTGTTTTAACTACAGTATTTGCAAATACAGGAAGGAGAGATGCCTCTTTGGTTGAAATGTCGGAATTTGTAAAAAATTACTTATAACGTTTTGCAAACTTGCGAAGGAAAGGATTTAGAAGTACAAATTTTTAACTTAAAAACAAATATCAAAATGAAAAACAGATTTTCAATTAACCGATTAACCCTTGCTTTTGCAAGTTTGTTGTTAGCGGTAGTGCTTTCAGGATGTGGAAGCAAACAACGCAGTAGATATGTGTGTAACTGCGAAGAACAAAAGCAACTTCAAACTTTTGTAAAGGAAAGTATAAAACCTGCAAATAATATGAGTGATGAGGAAATGGAAGATGTGGTTCATCAGTTGAGAGTTGATGGTATAAAGATTTATTGTAAACAAAAAGCGGTATGGGTAGATAATAATGGCTCAATAGATTGGACTAAACAAAAGTTTGACAGTTGCGATGTCGTTATGGATGCGTGGTAGCATTACCGCTAACTTACATATAGGCGAATAAAACCTTCCTCCTATATCCAAAAACAGTAGATAGGAAGAATTAAATTCATACAAGATAGACAGAGTGGAGATGGATATAAATTTCAGTATAGGGCTATAAAAAGTAAACATATAACTTGACAGAATGGAAGTGATATACTATGCACAGTTTGTTCTACTCATTGGGAATAATGCCGTAGAACTGTTTGATTACTACAGTGTCCAGGAGATGCACGGGGTCAGCAAGATCGAATGTATTAACAGGATAGCTGAGGGGGGTACCTACATAGATGGTTTTGCCAACTACGATCCTAAGGACACCCTGTTGAATACCGATCCTTTGCCCTTTGTATTTATTAACAGATCCGCACTGCACGGTGATTACCGGGATGTTACCCTGATTAACCACGAAATGATCCATATGTCTTTACTGATACACAGTTGGGATGTAGACAACCACGAAGAAGACGTGGTCACATGGGCGGAAGAGTACACCAACGCCATTTACGCAAGGCACTTCAAAAAAATTAATGAGCCAGAGCCTGTGGGGGGAGGAACTGAATTTCCAAAAAACTGAAGTAAACTACCCATTGGCTAAAGACCAATAGGCTTAAGAATTAACACGAATGCAGAGAGCAAAACATATTATTCTTTTCGGGCGTATTTACAGCGACACCCCATGCAGAAATATTCTTAGCAGCGTTTTCGTCTGCATCAGAAATATTTCCGCAGTTTTCACAAGTAAATTTTTTCGCTACTCTTTTACCAATATGCAAACAAACAGAGCAAGTTTGAGAAGTATAAGCAGGTGGAATTACCGCAAGTTTAATGCCATTAAGCAACGCTTTGTATGTCAGAAATCGACGAAGCTGATAGAAGCTCCAACGGTTAAGTTCTGTCTTTTGTGCTTTGCTTTTTGGCTTTGCGGTAAATCTAATTTTACTCAAATCCTCAATAGCTATGCCTTTATTTTCTTCTTTGGCTTTAGCTACTATCTGTTTACTAACTGTATGGTTAGAAATTGTAGCGAATCTTCGTTCTCTCCCGCCAAGCCGTTTCAGAAGTTTCTTGCTTCCTTTAGTGCCTTTGGATTGAACCGAAGCTCTTACTTTAGAATATTTTTTACGAATCTTTTTAAGTTGTTCAGAATTAAAATTAGTGCCATCGGACAGAGTGCAAATATCTGTTTGTCCAAAATCGCAACCGATAAATTCCTCAATATCTTTTATATCTTCTTCGGGAACTTCAACAGTTTGAAAAATGTAAAATTTACCCTTCTTGTAAACCAAATCCGCTTCGCCTTTAATGTATGGAATGTATTGGGGGTTGTGGCAAACAAAAGGAATTTTCAATCTACCTTCAACAGTCCAAATAGATACTTCGGATTGTTTATAGGTAAGAATCCTGCTATCATAAGCAATGCTGCCAAACTGCTTAAATATTCGTTGAACCTTCTTATCCAACTTGTAGCTGTCAGCAACCTTAGAAATACATCTTACAACCATTTGAGAGGAAAGATTGAAAGAGGATTTTACAGAATAGTAAACTTCGTGATGGATTCTATATTGCCCCCAAATCTTTTTCTCAAAACACCGTTTGGAAATTTCATTACAGGCGGTATTACACTCCTTCAAAGTATCTTTGAGAGCATTTGCCTGTTTATTATCAGGCAGCAATTTTATCTGCAATGTCAGTTTCACGGAACAAATATAGTTCATTCGTTTGAAATACCAAAATTTAATTTAACTTTGAGGCGGCAATTCCTCCCATTCACTAAAGATGAATAAGTTTCTTTGCCGAAACACCTATGAAAAAAGCAAAGTTGTGTAGGGTGTGCAAAGCACCATTTACCCCAAAGTACAGCACCATGGAAGTCACCTGTGGTAACACGGAGTGCAAGATCGCCCATGGAACTAAAAACAGGATAAACAAGGTAAGCGAAAAGAAGAAGAAAGAAGACAGGGCGTACTACGCACTTCGTGATGTGTTCCTCAAAAACCACCCGCAGTGCAAACTAAATCTGCAAGGATGCTTCTTGAGGTCCACTGACGTACACCACGTACACAGGAGGGGTCAGAACTACTTAAACGTTAAAACATGGATGGCCCTGTGTAGGAACTGCCACGAGTATGTAGAACGACACCCTAAAGAATCAAGGGAGAGGGGTTGGATTGCCTAAGAGCAATATTTTCTCAATCGATTCAAGCACCTGCTTTTGGTTTTTTGGGAGGTACAGCGGAACAGGATTCCCCTCCCGGATAAGGGTCTGCTTAAACAGCTTCCACGTGTTGGGGAAGCGCTCGTTGGCGAAGCCCTTGCACTCTATAACCCACTGCATATTGCCGTGCAAATCATACCCCACAAAGTCCGGGGTGTAGGTAATGTCCCTCACCCTTCCATGCCCCTTGTCCTCGTAGTCCCCACTTGGTTTGCTTTCCCACGAACACTCAGGGTAGTCAAACCCAGGCATAACCACGAACCGTTTCTTTTCATACTCAAACCTGAGTTCATACTCAAGCAGCTTTCTGTAAGTGAACACCTCAAGCATTGACTTGAACTGTATGCCATCAACAATCTTTTGTGTGGATCTTATTTTCCCACCGCTCCCCTTCTTGGGGCCGGCCTTCCTTACCGTGTTAGACCGCGTTCTTGAGTTCCGTCTTGGCATATTAATTATACGCACTGTGAATGTGCTACATCAAAGGTAGTGAACTTCTTGCAAGAATACCTGCGGGAATACCATTAAATTTGCAAGAAAAAAAACAATGAACGAATCTCCTGTGTGGGAAGACTTGGGGTATGCAAATTTTGAGTAAATTTGTACTATGGACAAGACGAAAAACATATACACACTGATCATCCTTGCCCTGGTTGTGGCTGTCCTGTTTGGGACCTTCTTCTTGGTCTACAACATAGGATCGGTGAGGACTGAGAACCAAACCGAAAGGATTGCCATTGAAAGGCTCCGCGAAATCAATGAGGGCTACTACCAAGAGATGCAACAAAACACTCAGGTTGTACTCCAAACCAAGGCTGCTATCGACTCTTTTATCGTCTACGATAAACAGAGAGAGGAACAGGAATTCCTCAGGATCAAGAACTCCAGAACATTTGTTTCACAAATACCTCATCTATCCAATGATTCACTTCAGAAGACTTACAACAATTCTTGGACTTATCTTCTCAATGAGTATCGCTCAGGCAGGCTTCAGCCAAGTGAATGATGCTCCGAAGATTCCAAGGGAAGCTCAAGAGGTTGTGTCTGCAGCCGCAGAAACAATCCGTCAGGACAAGATCAGCTTGGATGCGAGGTCTGAGAGAATTCGAATGTACAAAGAGCAGTTGCGTGCAGCAGAGGTGGCTCTTGAACTTGCGCTAGAAAACAACAAGCTGTGCTCTGAGTCCTTGGAGAACGATCGGGCAACCATTGAGTCTCTGGAAAAGAACATCGAGTACCTACAGAGGAGGCTTGAGTCTGAAACAAGCGCCATGAAGTCAGAGCGCCGAAAAAAGATCTTCTGGAAATGCTATGCCGGGGTAGCTACCGCCGGAGCGGCATTCATCTACTTCTTCCTTTAACGCCTCTTGCCCCAGCGAGTGATATGGACGTTCCGGGTCAGGGGACGAATCTTTATGTAAACCCCGTCTCCGGCCCTGCTGTCCCGCATGCCTTGGTCATTGGTGTTCCCCTCGATTGCTCGAATCGAATACTTCCCGATTTTATCCACAACACCGGTATGACCGATCCCTTTGAATCGCTTACCGACAAAACTCTGATAAGTGTATGTGGCAACAAGAACGTCGTTGTCGCTGAATGACTTCTGAAACCGACCATCGGTGTAGATGACGTCTTTTCGATTGTATGCCGTAGGAGACCATCCGGTAACCGTATTCGGAATACCGCAATCGTCAAGCATTGCCTTGACAAAGTACGCGCACCATGCGTGTCCGGGCTGCCAACCCGCGTTCTTGAGCTCTTCCTGAAGGGCCTTACTTGTAAACCCCCGGTTGTTTCCTCCCTTTTCTGTTACTCCGACATAATAGTCTGCGGTAGCCCTGACGCAGTAACCGTCAGAAGCATCCAGACCAAAAACAGGAATGCACAGAAAAAGAATGAGTAAACAAAAACGTACAGCTTTATCCGTTGCCATGTGCTTAATGAGTATTGGACGTGGTCTTTTATCTCTCTGCTATAGAAGTAGCGTTGCAAGCTTCTGAAGTTGAGATTGAGGCCCAAAAATACAACGAAGTTGCCGAAAACCATGATCATAGCAGCCATAAACACCACCTGATAATACTCCACGGAGATCAGGGGCGAATTGAAGTACTCGTAAGAGTATTTGCCGACCAGAAAAAATATCAGGAAGGAAAGAGGGATCGACCACACTCCGTCATAAAGATTGAGCTTGTAGATCAGCTTTTTGAGATTCTTGTTCATAATTATTGATTTGGATCAATTTCAATAGGTGGAGCCGGAGGGTCGATAGCGTACAGACCGAACACGTCCCGAAAGGCCTGCAGAGCGGAGCCGGATACAGAGTTTTCCCAAGTCAAAAGACTCTCCATGTAATCCCGGTAAGATGTGCCGTTTGTGGCGTCGTTAAGAAGGTTGATAACCTCAAGGTGAGACGGCAGATTCTCGTTAAGACCAAGAGTGATCGTTCCGACCCTGAAGGACCATGTAGATCCGGTTTTTGTGAATGTATAAGCCATTAGTTGCAGTTGAATTGGATATCGTAAAGACCCGCGCTATTTCCAGTAGCGCTGTTCACGCCCTTGAAACTGATCAGGTCTCCGTCTACAAAGGTAAACGTATTAATAACGTTATCGTACACCCCGGCGGCTGATCCGGCGGCAATCACAAGAACAAGAGCGGTGTCTACGCCGTTTTTTTGAACCGTAAACGTCAAAGCTCCTGAAACAGGCTGAGTCGTAGAGGTTCGAACCTGAAGATGAGACGCCGTACCGCTAAAGGTCATGGATGACTGCCTCTGAGCCAGTGTTCCGGCTCCTGCACCCGTGATCCGGTTTGTCCAATACAGGGTTGCTCCAGCCCCAATAACAGCATTAACCGCGTGGGTGCCAAAGATGTAAGGGACGCTTCCGGTGTACTGGGGAACATTCAGCACCCCCGTGGAACTGTTGTACGTAGCCGCGCCGCTGGTGCCGGTTGTGGTGAGGGATATTGCCGATCTTGCCCTTGAGTCGGTAAAATACAGATTCGAATTCTCTGGAACAGCAAGGGTGTCAAGGGTTTGCCAAGACTTATCCCCTCTCCAATACTGCAGGGTCGTGCCCGCAGATATCGCCGGCTCCTTAGAGTTAAACGTGGACCAGTCGGTTGAAGAAAGAGCCCCCCTGTTGGTTGCTGAAGCGGTCGGAAGGTTAAAGGTATGTGTTGAGGTGGCAGAGCTAATATTAAAGTCTGTACCAGTTGTCCCTATAGCAAATGTTTGAGAAGCATCCGTTAAAGCATTAAGTGATGTAATGGCAGCACTTAATGGTGTATAACCAAGAATAGTGGATATAGAAGCTGTCTTCCACTGACCAGGACTTCCTCCAAAATAATATAAAACATCATTTACAGTGGGTGTTTGTGCCTGAACATTATGAAGTTCATCTAACTCATATCCATTTTGAGGCTTAATGTAAATCTGACCGTTACCTGCGTTTGCCCTTTCTACAATACCTATATATACAAGATGGTTAGGTGCATATGGTTTGACGTTAGTAAGAGAACCTGCTGTTGAACCTAAGTATAACTGATTACCAGGACTATACATACTAGTATTTAATCCTGATATAACACCCTGAGTAATAATAAATCCTTTTTGTCCGGCTGCAATAGAATTAGAAAAAACTACACCAACCGTTTGAGCAGATGTTGCATCTGAAGTATTAGCAGCAAGTTTAACACTCATCCTGTTACCAGCTGCGCCAAATGCATATACTGGCTGACCCTTGGTTATAGTAACTGAATCATCATTAGTTACATAAGCAAATAGTTGGTTAGGAGCTACTCCAAGAGTCTGGAAGTTAGTACCATCATACATGATGATTAACTGTTGCCCTGATACAATGTCTCCCCCAGTAAGCTGTACATTAAACTCTTTGACTAAAGTCTTGATACCTAGTCCGTTAATGTCAATATCAGAGTCATTATCATTACCATTTGTAAACTTAATTATATAGGCATCACCAGCTGTGTAGGCTGTAACCCCAGTAATAGTTACAGTATAGTTATTTGTCCCTGATGCTACACCATACAAAAGTGAATCTGTACCCGCAATAGTAAATGAGGGATATGTACCCGAAATAGATATACCCGTACCTGCAGTAAGTACAACCACCTGATCTGGAGCAGTATTAGTTACTGTAAATGTACCTGATGTAGTTATCGGACCAGCAGGAGACACAGATATACCCGTTCCGCCGCTCACCTCTATAGATGTAACGGTGCCCGTTCCGGCCGGCGGGGTGATGTACTCCACATTCCCAGCCCCATCAAGGGCCAGCACCATTCCCGTAGTTGCCGTGCCGTAGTTAGGGGTCTTAACCCTTACGTAGCCAGCACCAACGGCTATCTCCTCCCCCGATGTGGACTCCGCACTGAACTCGTAAGTGTTGGAGAACTTAAATCTGTACCCAGACGTATCAATATCATTGTCTGATGTCAAAACAGAATCGATATCAAGAACGTCTTGGAAGCCCTGAACAAGGTTGCCCCCTACGCTTGTGAAATCCACGCAGAACTGAGTCCCTTCAACAAACGGGGTTCCGTTGGAGTCGAGCTCTGTTGCTGTAAATATCGCACAGGTTACCCCGTCGGTATACCCTGACAGCTGAACCACGGCGTAAACCGTTGGATCTGTTTTGCTGAATAAAAACACCCAAGATCCGTCCTGAACTATTGGGTAAAAGTTTGTGAAGTCCTGATTGTTCGCCGTGGTGTATGAAAACTTGATCGTTGCCCCATCGTAAGAGAACTTGCCCGGTTGGGTTATATCCCCCACCTCGTACTGAATCGCACACTCCGGGGTTGTATCCCCGCAGTCGCAGCAACCCTTGAAGACAGATGTAACAAGCAGCCTGTACACCTCCCTTGTTTTGGCAAGAACGGTGTCTGATGTATCCTTAAAAGTCAGGGCAGGGAACGAGTTTCCGCCCACTGCCGTGATGGCGTACACGGAGAACGTAATGCCAGTCCCGGGGTCCTGTGCAATCGTAATCTTATCGTACCTGTATGAAATGTATGTCGGGGCGTTGTCTGGGACAACCTGACTCAGCGTTTGAATGTAATCCCCATTCGCGTCGAGAAACGACACCATGTCGTTCCCCTCTATCTGTATTGTGCTTACCGAGTCTATTGTTATCATTGCGAACACTCCTGGTCAGTGGCAAAGGTACAAAATTCATCAAGACTTTTGTATGTTTTAGCAAATTTAGAGTCGTGAAAACGGTCCTTCCACCTGGACTTGACCTGCGCCCACTCTAGCCCCGTTCTCATTGGCTGCGCCCGCTTTTCCTCCTTAGCCCCCGAAAATATCAGATCAACTACAGACCTCTTGCTCGGCCTGCCGCCCGATGCCCTCTTAGATTCAATGAATGAAAGCACCTCCGGAAGCCTTTCGTGGTTAGCGTCCTCCAGCATAGACACCATCTGCTTGATGGACACGCACCCTGACAGCCTTGCCCTTGTTATGTGAAGGCTCTCCCTCGGCTCTTGAACCGAATCAATGTACTCAACAGGGACTCCAAACGACCTTATCCCCTGCACCACAGACATTATATCGGCCTTAACCTGTCCAACTGCGGCGTTGGGGGAGTGCGGGTAGATTGAGAAGAAGCTTTCGATACGGCCGGTGCTGGAGTCGGTAAAACAGGCAGTGGACATTGCGTAATCAGAACTCCTTCTTGTGACCGTAACTGAAACGTGGGGGAACAGCCCCTTAAACTCACTAAGTAATCGGTTGTACTCCGAAAGCTCGGGGAACAGTGGGTCGGCTATCTTTATTCGTATCATAATTGTTCATTTAAAAAACAACTCCCGAGCCGTTGCCCAGGAGTTGATCACCTACCAAAACATTGACATTGAACTTTATTCCAATGCGGCTAAATTAGTCACAATTTAATGCTTAGTCAAATTTATTTTGTTAAAATAAATGCTAATTAGGATTTTTAGCTTTTTTGTATTAGATTTGTCGCGGTTTAGCGCAAATGCCGGGAGGCAAAACCATTTGAGGGGGACAGTAAACGCTGCCCCCCTTTGTTATTTATAGCTGGGAGACAGACTACCTCTTCTTCTTTGTCTTCTTGTAGTGGCCGAAAAGCACAACAACAGAGACTGTAGATGCCAACATTAATGACAGAATACGGAACGCCCACTCGGCCTGTTCTTGCCAGGACACAACAGCAGCAAATGCCGTAAGGACTATGGCGATGATTGAATCTATTGGGTTAGACGATTGAGTGTGCTCTACTATCATTGCGGTGCAAATATACGATGATAAAGTTATTCAGATTCGTTTTTTTCTAGTATATCTTCAATTTTCCACTTTTGTTCTTTTAGATCTCGAGCAATCTTCTTGTCTAACGCTTTTTGCTCTGTGGTGAAGGAAGACTTAGCAATGCTTGTAGCCTGTGATTTTAAACCTGTTAAGTACTTGGAGAAATCGGCATTGCTTAACTTGCTAAGGGCGTCGTAGTTCTCTTCTAGCGCTTTTTTAATGTACGAACCCCTGATTTTCATGAAACTGTACGTCTGCTCTTCGGTTAACTGAACTTCGTTATTATCCTTATCCAAATACGTTTCTGGCGCTTTAGGTGTGCCAATAGTTTGTTTTTTAGAAATAACAAGGTTCCAAAGCCTATCTTCTGGCTTACCCTTGTCAGAGCTAATTAGCAAGTCAGAGTCGTAGGGAACTTCATCTCCTAGGGCGTTAATCACATTATTGTACCTATCCCGAGCAACAGGGATGTCCCTGAACACCCTACCAAAGTACGTATCACGGATTTCTTTTTGTGGGATTTCCATGATATCTGAAATCTTTTGAGCGGTCTGAGTGTAGATGGCCGGAACAACAATAGTAGTTCCTGTCTTAATAACCGCATCACGAACATTGTCAACTAAGTCCTTATCCCTTGAGTCAAGCACACTTGATAAGAAGTCTTCTCCAGATGAAAGGAATGTTTGATCAAGGAAAGACCTTGTAAGCCCCGTGGCCGCTACAGACATCTTCTTGTATCCATCAGCAGAGATGTCTTCCCCTAAATACTTTTCAGCATCTCCAAGCGATCCAATGAACGAAAGACCAAGCATGAATGGGCTTGTCTTGTAAGAGAACCAAGGCGAATACTCTCCGGTAACAGGATTCTTCACCCTCACAGAGTATGGTTGCCATCCGGTCTCCATAAGTTCTTTATTCTTAGCAAAGTCATTGAACCCATTAGTCGTAATTTCAAGAACTGGTTCTTCGTCATCATCGTCTAACTTAGTCAACAGGTAGGTCAAAGCCATAAGGCCTGTTCCCATAGTCGCCTTTATCATCAGATCAGTTCTCTTCTGAGCGTCCCAATCCTGAATAGGTTTGAGTCCAGTCAATGTCCCACCTTCCTTTCTTGCACGAGCAAAACCTACAGGGGTGTAGTTAAGCGTTTCGTTGGCTACGTTAGAGATTACGTTTACGAATGGCACTACAAAATTCAACGCTGGCCATTCCCTCTTCGCGGAGTTCATGTATTGAGAAAGAAGACCAAGCAATCCGTTTGGCGGGTGATTGAACGTACCGCGAGCAGCGTAATCCTTTGCCTCAATCATTATATCACTATCACGTTTTTCTTCAATCAATTCGTGGATTCGGAATCGTTCGTCAGTTTTAGCAAAGTCCATCTGCTTCATGAACTCTTCCTTAGTAATTTTTCCATCCTCAAAATCATCCTTGAGCAACGCCTCTTTTACTGCCCTTTCATCTTTTGCCTGATCAATTGCGGCATTCAATGTCTCATCTTTCCTGTTTAATATCTCAAGAGCTTTGTCTCTTAATTCTTTGCTGGAAAATCCTTCGTTTTCAGCAGCCGCCTTCTTGTACGCCATCTGGAATGAACGCATCTGGCGTAATCCCTCAAAGGATAAAACATCAACAGCCGTCATAAGACGTCGAACATACTTGGCGTAGTTAACTGGATTAAACTTTCCGCCCTTAAATGTTACGCGCTCAAGTATGTTTGGGATTTCTGACTTATCTCGAATCGGGCTGTATCCCGTTTTTAGGCTGTCAAGACCCTCAAAAAATCCGCGTTTCCATCCAACTGCCAAACCCTTTACTAATAACCTTCTGCTTGTGCTGCGCTGAAGGGCGGCATTAGCAAACAGGGCTCCAGTGTTGTAAAGGTTGGCTATCATGTTGATGGTCTGTGTCTTCCATCCAGACAACATATTGGCCATCCACACGGCTTGAGTTACTTCAAACCAAGAAATGCCATTAATGTTCTGCTGATAAGATAGTAAATTCTGTATTGCACGTAGCTCTTCACGCTCAGTCTTTGCCTCTTGAACCGCGTTGGCCAGTTCAGTAATCTTAGCCGCCTGTTCAGGCGTTAGGCTTGACGGAACCCCAAGAGCCTCAGCTATTGCGTCATTAACCATCGCCTCGTCTACGGCCCCAATGTTGGATGCCTCTACGAGTTTTTCAAATGCCTCCTTACGAGCAGTTGTGCGTGGACCTTTCGGCATTAATCTCTCGATGGCCTTTCTCTTTTTATCTGCAACAAGGGTCTCAAACTCAGACTGAATTTTGTTAGCTAAGTTATCGGCCTCAACACCAGTCAATCCAGCCTCATTTACGAGTTTGTTGATAAGGTCTTCCTTTGTCGCATCAACCTCAGAATAGTGCTGCTTAATCAAGTCACCTATTCTCACATTCATTTCCTTGAGTCCCTTTCTGATTCCAGCCTCAGTCCCCATGAAGGCAACGAGTTTGTCTAGTTTCTTCTGAGCCTTTACAGCATCGTTATCCGCCTGCTCTTGGGCTAGGATGGCCTTGTAATCATTAAGAATCTGGTTGAACGCATCGTTCCCCGTTTCCGCATCAATTTGATCGGCAAGTTCTTGAAGTTTTTCAACCTTACTCCTGCGATCTGCTTGACGGGGCAACTGCTCGGAGATCAATCTCCCAAACTTATTCACCGAAGACGTAATCGCCTTTTGCTTTTCAGAAGCATCAAGCCTTGAAACCGCCTCATCATAAGCCGGCTGTAAATAATCATTAGCCCTTTCTCCAAAATCCTCCTTCATTCGCTTCACAAAGTCGGCAAAATTCCTTGCCCCAGCCTCAATATGAAACATAGCGATTTCAATGAGTTCGGGAGGGGGAACAACCGCACTGAACATCTTACCCTTTAGGGCGGCACGAGCCTTCTCGTATCTTTCTAAGGTTACTAGTTTGTTCTTTTTACCATAAGTCTTGGGACGATCAACCATCTTAACACTAGCTGTGGTCCTTTCCATCTCGGCTTGAGCCACTTGAGCCACTTGTTTAGCGGTCTCCTTGTTAATCTTGTTGATCGTGTTTTTAACCTCTGTCGCCTTCGATTTATGTTTGCTTACCGCCCTGTCCTTATTCTTCTTTACCATGCGGGTAGCTGCAAGCAATGCCCCTTCTGGAGTAAGTCTTGCGAACAGAGAAAGAGCCTGAATCGCCTGACCGTAATCGGTAGCAAGTTCAGCGATGTCTTGAGCAACATCTACAGCCTTTCCGTATTCCCCCGCCTGGTTGTATTTCTTAATCAATATCTGAGCGAGGGTAATTCTAAACGCGGATGGCATATCCTTGTTTCCAGTCTTGGCCAATTTATCTGCCTCTTCCATACCAAGTGATTCGATAATCGCGTTGGCCTCTGCTACAGAAACATCGTTAGGCAACTGATTGTAGTTGATGCGATCAGATGAAAACGCATTCTTTACCTTGTCAGAGATGTCCGGATTATTCTTGATTGTGGTTATGGTCTTCCTTTCCTTTACCGACGGACCCTTCTGTTCCTTTGGAGCAGCTGCCGCAAACGGATTTTCTCCTGGAATCTTATTCGCATTCAAAAGTCCGCCATCCACAAGCTCTTGGAACAATCCATCTTGCAGGGCAGTCATGAACTCAGCGTAGGTGTACTCCTTCGCCTTTCCGTCCTTGGTCTTCTTAAAGGTTATTTTACAGGGATTAGCCATTTACGGGGAATAACTTTTCTTCCAATAACAGTGCTTTGAACTTGTCAGTACCCTCTACTCCTTCGAGCAGGTTTAGTTTGTCGCTGTACTCAGCAACAGACTTGTTCTGTATCAACCGCAGTGGTTGTAAAAAGTCAAACACGCACAGGTCAATCTCGAAAAGTTTCTTCGAAGTCTCCTCGTAAGCCTCGTACAAGTCGTACTCGATCTTGTAAGCCTCTTCCAAAACCTCTACGATGCTGGAGAACTCAAGCTGTGGACGAGCCACGGTGGGTAGTTCTGGGATTACATTCCAGTCGGTGATATAATCCTCAATCTTCTTTGCGTGTTCAAGCTCATCCTGCGACTCGGCAGCAAAGAACTTGGCGGCTTGGAAGAATCCAACACCCTGACACCAGTTACTGGCGGCACGGTAGAAGTAAAATGCGTTGTACTCATCCTTCATTCGCGGGATGAGTAGGTCAACGGCTTTCTTATCGAGTTTATTAGGTGTCATCATGGACAATTCTCTGTTTTAGTCAACAATCCCTGCTCTTCTAACTGCTTAGTTATCTTCGGGAAATTGTTGTAAATGTACGAAAGTTCAGGGTCAGTCTCCAAAATGTTCTTGATCTCTGCCTTGGCTTCTTTTCCACCCTTCTCCCACAGGTCAGCTACGCGCTGGGCGTTGTTCTGTAGTTTAGGTTCACTTGCAGTGGCCCCGAACTCGTCTTGAAGTATTTCATTCAGCTGTTCCTTCTGGGCAGCACTCAAATCACCGTACCATTCCTGGTTTGAGATGTTTTCATCAATGGCCTGCTGTGGACTCATGCCGTCAGCAATCGCTTCTTCTACCGCGTCTATTGCGTTTTCAGCGGCCTCACGAACCTGTGCCTGGGTGCGGGGGATCTTGGTGGATTGTTGGGCGGTTGGCTTGCCAGTTTCTGGCGGAGCTTCATCCATAGCGGGAGCCACATTTTCTGTCCACGTCCACTCAGGCATCAGCCCTGTTTTCTGTTCTGCAAAAACAGTGTCCTCTAATTTGGCCTTCCTGTTCTTTTCTCCATAAGGACCGTAGTTCAACCAACTATTCTGACCGCGAGTTTCGGTGGTTATGGCTCCAACGGCCGGACCAACAAACAAACGCACATGACCTTGCCATGCATTCTCCTCCCCCCTCGCTCTAAACCCAGCCCCTTCTAATCCATGACCAAACGCGTCGTGTACTGCGCGGAACAAGTCATTAGCCGTAACCTTGTGCATCACCCCGTTTTGATCAGGCCATTGAAGTCCAGTATCAGCAAGCATAGGATTTGAGGTGTCGGAAGCCCTTCTTCCGTCCAGTGTTACAAAAAACTCAGGATTGAAGTCACCCCACTTTTCGGCCTGAGGGCCATAAAGTTTTCCTGTTTCGTCATCAAACCTTTGGGCAATAGACTCCTGACCAAGATCGCTTGATAATTTGTCTGCCGACTTATCGTCAAGTTTTGTTTTAAGTTTAACAACTAAGGTAGGCTCTGTATTTGATTCGTAAACAGAGCTGTTTACAACCTCTCCTCCAGCATCCTTAACAGCCTTTAATACGTCACTCACCTTTAAGTCTGGCCCTCCTGCTGGATCTTTAAGACCAATATTTAACTCACTTCCAGTTCCGTATCCATCATACGTTCCATAAACAGCCATTTTCTTATTGGCCCTCAGGTCACGCATTGCGTCTACCGGATTACCCTTGTACGGATCGGTTTTGCTGTCAAAAAATGTAAACTCATATCCAGCATCCACAAGGGCATCGTACTGATCCTTTGTTTGACGAATCAAATCCTCATAACTCTCTTTAACCTTTGGGTTGCTTGGGTCGTGCTTCATCGCCTCGTAGGCATCAGCAAGTTCTTTTGAAAAATCTTCGTCTATCGGAACATATTCCGCCTGGCGGGTGTAAGGGATGTTAAACTTTTTAGCATAACTCTCAGCCACATTAACAAGCTCTTCTATAGGTCCGGTCGCTCCTTGAGGGGTTGGAGCGCCGGCTAGTGGTTGTGTTTTGGGGATGTATGATCCGCGTTTGATGCCTTTGGATGGCTGGCCAGTCGGTTTCTTTCCCTTAGAAATCTTTTCAGATTTCGGCTTTTCAATTACGACGCCTTGATCTTCAACGACATCAGGTGCTGGAATGATTTCCTTTGCTTTGCTTCTGAGGAATTCGAAATATTTTTCTGCATCGACGAGTTCTGTATCGTACCAAGCGGTCGATAAGCCTTTTGTTGGCCTTGATATGTTTCCTTTTTCATCTGGTAATAAAAATCTATTATTTGTTTCGTATGTTTTTTTCTTTTGTTTCTCTATCTCGTCTTGAATATCATTAATCTTATCAAACACATAAGTGTTGCCGTCATTGTCTACAAATTCATAAACGAAATCTTTCCCCGCTCTTTTCTTGTACGCAAAATTAAAATCCCATGCGCCATATTTACCTTGACGAATACCGGCATCTTGTATCTCTCCTTTCTCTTTTCTTTGTACAATAGCATCAATAGATCCGTGAGAAACTTCCTGAGAACTAGCAGCTACCCATGTTTCCCAGTGAAATCTGCCTACTTCAGGATAATCTTTTACTCCTATCTGTTTGTAAGCCTTTTCAACTATGGGCGTCATAGTTCTGTTTGCCAATTCATTAAACACTAATCCAGGCACATCTGATAATATCTTAGTAAATCCAGCACCTGCTGCTGCACCATACGTCAAGTCGCTTCCGTCATACAAAGAGGTTGACTCCTTTAAACCACGCTTCTTCTTAAAGTTATTTCCGTCCCAGAAGTGATCTACCCTAACTCTGTCTGTAACAAACAAATCACTACGACCAGTAGTAAGCAAGATAAAGTCAAAAATCTTATTATTGAATTGCATGGCAGACATATTTGCTTGCCATTTTCTTCTAAGTTCGTTGGTTGGTGTTTTTCTATCAGAAAGAATTTCATGAAGAGCTTGCAGTTTTGTTTTCCCTTCAAATTCTCCACTTTCAATTTCTTGTGCCGCCTTTGATAAGAAACTTTTACCAAATGAATTTAAGTTAGATTTTGAGCCGGCTCCAGGAGTTCCTTTAGGAAGCACTCCGTCTACCCAATTCAAGTATTCTTTAAGAGTGTTTTCATTAAATTTACCCGCAGCTGCAAGTTTTATATACTTGTCTACACCACCATTAACAGCCTGAAGAAATCCAGATTCTTGAGGATATGGACTTATACCTATTGACATGATATTCCACAAGAAATAAAGACCGGTATCAACCTCGTCCATTTTTCCTTGCTTGTACAACTCGCCAATCTCCTTGGTTTTTTTCAAACCTTCTGAAGCGAGTTTTCTTTGTTCGTCGCTTACTTTATTTATCTCTTTTAAAGTCTCTTGCACACTTCCTGCCATTCTAGCGAGTCCTTCTGGAAATGCTGGTATAAACACTTCCCCATCAACAGTTATAGGGAAAACTCTTGACATCAACTCTTTCCATTGCTCTTTATCAGTTAATGCGTTTGGATATTTGTCTAACAATTCATTTATCCTACGCATAACATCTTCCTCTTTGCTTGCCACAATTTTCAATGGCAATTTTTCACTTCGAGGAACTTGAACTCCTTTATCTGCTATTCTAGCATCTATAGAATATTGTCCATCACTAATAGTGTTCTGGAATTTACCCACATTCTTTTTCCCTACAATATCGCTAATCTTACCGCCCTCATTCAACGCCTTGCTAAGCTGATCAGCCAAACGCTTCACCTCAACTCGTGGAGAGTTTACCGCGATAGGGCCTAGGCCAAGCATCTTAGCCAACTTATTCATGAAGTCGATGAACTTCTCACGGAACGTAGGCTCGAACGTGTCGATGTCAATATCTCCAGCAGCCACACGAGCCATGGTTTCTACAACGGTCTCGTCTTCAATAGCCAAAGGACCCTGCTCCTGGTAGTATTCAGAAGCAGCAACATCGGCAGCGGCCTGAGCCACAGCGCTATTTTTTGCAGCCTCTGCCTTCAATCCTTGGACGATCGCCTGGTACTGCTTTGGATTAGTGTTGCGGATGATGTTGATAACCGGGTGGATACCCTCGTGGAACGCGATGACCTTCCCTTCGGCGGTCTTTATCTTCTCCCTGTTCAGGTAGATTTTGCCTGTGTTGTTATCAACTAAGAATACACCATCAGCATCTCCCTCGAAGTTTCTTTGTGAACCCTTTTCCTCAAAATCTTTTGGGTCCAGTACTTCTACATCGATGTTGGCATCCTTTAAGAACTCACCAACCTTCTCTGCTGACTTCTCCCCTTCGGATGTTTCAAACAGTGATGCAACGCGTTTTCTGAGTGGCTGTTTCTTTTGAGGTTCGGGCTTGGTTCCTTCGGTTGCCTTTTCGGTGGTTGGCTTGGCTTGCAAGTCAACGATTGGTACAACGTGTTCTTGCGTGTACCCCGCAATTCCGCCGCCTTCGGCAACGCCCTGTTCTATAAACCGAGTAAGCCTTACCGCTGGTTGTCCGCCTCTAGTTGTAGTTTCTTCAGCAACAGTCCATTCATTCATTGATTCATTGCCGAATACGTCCCATTGAATTTTGCTTCCAACGGTTAATTTTTGTCCAGACGGTTTGGTCTCTTGGGACAATAATTCTTTTTCCCTTGCCTTAAGTTCCTTTAATTCATTAGGCTTTTCATCTTCAAGGATTCTGCCCTCTCTTCTTGCGGCTTCAATTGCATTTATCCGCTGTCTTACAGAGTCTATTTCTTCTTGTGCTTGAGGAGCGGCTTCTGTTTGAGCGGCTTGTTGACTTTCGCTTCTTGCATTTAATTGCCTAACAAGCAGGTCAGCGTTTGATGTAGATTCAAATACAATATCAGGAAACGCCTGTCTTAGAGCGTCAAGCAATTCGGGCCTTGCATTTACAAGACCGTCATTTACGATGATTCCGCCTATTTGAGACACGTCGGTTATCGATCCAACACCTCTATTTGCAACAAGAGTAAATGGTCCATCCATATATGCGTTTCCAGAAGCTGTTCCGGTTCCGGCTCCCGCCCCTTGTTGACCCCCTGATAACGGAGCCGTGTAAAGCCTTCCTCCACCTCTAGTCGGGTCTATCCCTTTGGTTAAAAGATTGAATAAATCACTAAATGCTTTACCAATAGTTGTTTTCCCCATTCCATGAGCCGAATATTGATTTCCGCCTTCCGCATTCGCTCTATCGAGAGCTGCTGGGGCATTCCCAAATCCTTCATCCAACAATCCGCCACTTCGTCCGCCGGGAACATTGAAATAAATATCACTCAATATATCGTTTACCCTTTGCGCGGCTTCGTCTGATGTTTGAAGAACTCCACTTGTTGCAGGCGCTTCACCGCTTGTTGTTTCGATAGGTTGGGTTGTGACAGGTTCTTGCCCGACTCCGACTTCACCTGATACCCTTGTTTGGTTTTCTTGATCATAAGGGAGATTGTTTAGATTATTCAACAGCTGTTGCCCAGGACCCTGTGCACCATCTCTTATTTGAAGATTTTTGCCGTCTTCAGTTGTTATATTAAGATACACAACCTTGCCGCCCTTTTCTTTATAGCTATTGACTACAGCGTTTTTACCATTGTAGTCTACTGTTGCCCCCTTTTCAAGGGATGGAGTGATGAGGGTGTTCTGGTTTTCTTTTACCATCTCCCCAACGTCTCCAGTGTCTGTCTTAATCCCCATTGAGCGAATTTTTTCAGCCGCGCCTTCGCCCTTCTCGATTACAACACTTTTCCCGTTGTTGTACTCAAGCTCGTAATCCCCATCTTCGTTTATGAAGAAATTCGCCTGTTGCCCATCCACCATAACTCGTTGAGGGGCCGTAGAAACACCCACCGTTCTTGCATCAATCCCGTTTGTGCCAAGGTTTAAAATTTGCTCCCTTTCACTTTTGAGTCTTTGAATTTGAGCCTCGGTTACAGGATCCTGCACGTCTGAATCTTCAAGCGTTTTGATGTCTTGACTGATCGAAAAGACGTGAGCCTTTTTCGTGTCATCAAGGGAATCCCAATTAGGGTGAACCCTTAAAGACTCCAGAGTCTCCATCGGCTTTTTGAGCGTCTCTTTTAACTGACCCACAGTGCTCTCTGATGTGTGAGAATCAATTATTTTTTGTCCCCTTTCAGCTATTTCATACTCTACAGACTCCCTTGTTTGGGACTTCTTTTGAGGACCCTTTATGAAGTCAACGCCACCCTTTACGATGGCTCCCCCAAGAACGCTATTTACAAATTCTTCGTTATTAAACTGTGTGTCAAAGTACTTCGATTGACCGATAGCGTTAGCAGCCCGCTTCGATATGTTATCAAGGATGTAAGCACCCCCTTCTTCAAGAAGTCCCTCCTTAATAAAGGCATCCCTTGTGTACGCCCCAAGCGATTCAAACACGGCCTTTCCAAGCGGGCCGTTGCCCCTTATGGCCTGACGAATAGAGGCCCTTGCCTGCGTCTTAAACAAATTATCTGGGACAGCAAGTTCTATTGTGGCCTGCGGAATTGCCAACGCAGAGGACACTACAGAAGCTTCAGACGAACTGTACTTGCCCGTTTGAATCAGTTCATTATAGTAGTCCGCCTCAGCAGATAAAAACCCGGGGATAAATGTTCCAAGCCAAGCAGGGGCTTTTGCCGCTGCCGCAGCTTCTCCCCCCATCATAAACATAGCCATCGATCCAAAACCACTACCGGCCATGCTTGACAGCTTCTGAACAACAGAGTTAGTCTCTGGCTCGAACGATTCAGCTATAAGGTTGGCGTTAAGCCCCATAATTTTATCAAACAGCCTGTCCGAGATGTCGTACTTGTCATCGCTTGTTAAAAACTTTGCCGGCCCAACTTGAGCCCCCATCCTAACAAGTGATGCCGCTGAAGATATGGCCATACTCATTCCCGCAGCACCTGCCGACCTCATAAATTCATACGCAGCCCCCCATGTTTTCATAGGAGCTTCAATCACCCCAAAATCCGTTGACCAAAACTTCTTTGCAATTTCTTCATTGCGCTTCTTCTGTTCAAACTCCTCCTTTATGCCCGAATACTTCTCAAACTCGTCAGCAAACGCCTGACCAGAAGCCGACATGCCCATCAAGACCTTGCCATAGATGTTATAGTCCTGCTGAAGTTGGTTTACCCTTTTCTTGACATCTTCAGTTATGCCAAGTCGAGTAGATATACTTTTTTCTTTTTGTTTTAAAGACTCCATTTGAGAGTCATAGAACTCACGGGCTATTTCTCCCTTCTGCAACTGAGTGTTCAACACCTCGGCCTGCTTAAAAATATCGCCTGTTTGTTCTTGGTACTTCTGAATATCTACACTGCCAACAAGGTTTGAGTTCTCCACAATCCTGTTTTCAATAGCCATAGCCTGTTCTGCCCTCTTGGCATTAAACAGCCCCTTTGCCCTGTCTTCTATAGATAAAACAAACTGCTCATCCCCCTTAGAAACACCCTCTTTATCCGATATTCTTTTTTTAATCTCGTCGTACCTTTGTTTGTTGGAGCTATACCCGTCTGGATACTTTTTGGACATGTACCTCCAATAAGAATCCATTACGTTTTTAAAAACTAAATCCTTCTTTTCCCTGTTCTTTTTGCCCTCCTCAGTTGTTTCGAGAAATATGGTAGAAACGGGCTGGTCCTCTGACTCTTGGTACAAATCAGCAATGTCCTTATTGGATGCAATTGTATAGTCATCGTCAGTTAACGTATCATCCCCAGAATAGGCCATGTAGTCCTTCAACTCATCCTCAAATGGGGAAATAGCATCGCTTAACTCCGCCCTTCTCATCGTCCTTCTGGCTGATTCCTCAAGAGTTGGCATACCCTTCTCCTTTCTAATGTCCTCAACCTCTTGAACAACCTGCTCGTTTACGTACTTTGGATTCGACGGCAGTTTGCCCTGCCGAATTTGCGACTGAGCCTTGTTTGCTTGACTTATTTCAAAGGAGGTTTGCTCAGGGACAAGCGCTTGAGTTGTCTCGGATGGCAGTTCTTCTTTTTTGTAGGTTATGTCTTCAAATGGACGCTTTATCTCTTGCTTCTTTTGCAAATCAGTTTTAAGCGGAACCTGAATTTGAGACTGCTTCATCCTATCGACAATGCCCTGCCCAAAACTCGGAGCGGAAGGCTGTGGCTGCTGCCCTTGTGGCGCGTTTGATTCTTGCCCAGAAGCCGCGCCATCTTCCGGTTGCGCCCCCTTTAGCGAAAGCGTTTTGTAAAACGATTCAAACGATTCGGGGACATCTATTCCCTGAGATTTTTTGGACTGAAGGTATGAAAAATATTTCCTTGCACTCTCCTGATTGGAAAGTGTTTTCTGAAACGATTCGTACGTTGGTGGTACGTCAAGGTTTTTCGACTTCAGATATTCGTAATACTTCTTGCTTACTGGTATTGCCATTTATATTTTTGTCTTGTAATTGTTGTTACTGCACTTTATTCTTTGCCATGTGCTTAATCGGGTTTCAACCAGGTAACGCCTGAGTTGTCCGTGCTTTGATTAGCGCTGCCACCCCCGCGAATATTGTTAAATATGTCATTTGCATCAGCCCCGTACTCCCCTAAAAACGCGTTCCTATTCCTTACATCTGAGTAGTCAATCCAAACCGATTCAACATAGCCTCTTCCTGTATCAACCACACCACGAATTACAGTCCCGTTCGGCCCTTGATAAACCTCTTTAACGCTTACTCTTCTTAAGTTACCATCGCTGTCATACAAATCAACGGTTTTAGGATCAAGGGCAATCGTGTTGTATCCAGACGTGTAAAAAAGATCTGTTTGATCCGGCTGGTTTGGTGTGTGAGCAGCCCTGAAGTTAACCCCCTTGTACTGTCCCTGACCCGCATTAAAGTCAAAAGAAAAGTCTGGCTTTTCCTCTTTCCTACTTGTTACTCCCCCCGTGTACTTAACCTCCTTCTTTTTGGGCTTGTAGTACTGGTCAAACTGCTTAAGGATTTCTTCTTTTGCGTCCTCGTAACCCCCCATTTGATTTGCTACAGCCTTACCCTCAGGGCTCTTCAGCAGGTACGCGTCGAGTCTTGACTCGAATGCGGTTCTATCCTTACCCACCATGTTCTTGGGCAGATCAGTTTCCGGAACCGTCTTGGCAATCTCATCAACCACTCCCGTCAAGTCATAAACCTTAGGTAGTTCGGCACCCTGTCTAGCAAGTCTATTCCTCTCCTCTATTGTACCGGCACTCTTAAATGCTTCAATCTGGGCAAGGGCCTTTTCCTTATCGTAAACCAACCCCTCAGGATCCTTTTGGTACTGACCCATAATATTGTCGTAGAAGGCCCTGTTTTGCTCGGACTGCTTACGGGCGGTTTCTATCTTCCTCTCAAGGGCCTTCTTCTCCTTTATTTGGTCGGGGGTAAGGTCTTCCATCGCCGTTCCAGAGTTGATGTAACCCGTAACGAGGTCGTCGTACTGAGAGATAAGACCATTGAGCTCCTCCTCCTCCCCATCATGCCAAAGGTCTTCGGGGGCAAGTATTGTGTCGAGCCACTGCCTCTTAGCCTCCTTCTTGTTATCCTCCTCCTCCTTGGCTAATTCACGAGCCCTTTCAAGCTCCGACTCGGCTATGTTTAAGGCCTCCCCACGTTCAAAGAACGCAGCCCCTTTGCCTGATCCATCCATTTGACCAGACTCGCCTGTGTATACTATTGCTGCACTTGGTACTGCCATTATCCGTAAAGCATTGGTTCAATTGTATCTATTCCTGTTTCACCAAATTCGCCTGTATTCCCCGTAGTTGTCGTGGTTTTGCCCCCGATTCCCCCCATCATGCCGCCCCCAGCCCTTGCGACATTCGCAAAAGCATCGAAAGCCAAGTTCGACTCCTGATACCTCTTTTGTCTTAACGCAGAAATAGCTGCACTGGTTCTCAAGAAGGGGTTCAAGACGTTTTGCTCGTACTCCATCTGCCTGTACTCGCCGAGTTGAGAGGCCATATTCGCCATATTCGCCCGCCTGTTCTCTAATTGGGATTGATAGTTCTGCGCATTCTCAATACCAATCTGCTGCTGCTGAGCCATACCCTGAGTCCCGAGGTTTGTAAGGGCGGCAACGGCATCAAGACCCGTACCGTACTTAGAAATATCCCCAAGGGCGGAGGCCTGCTGAACCCCCATAAGGTTCTGCATGGCGCCGTAGCCCGGCATATTCCTTGAAACAGGCATTGCCTTTGCAGCATCGTAGGCCTGCATCATCTCTTTAGGCATCTCAAAACGGGGGTCCTTGAGCCCCTTCTGTAGGCCCTCTATCTCCTTCTTGGCACGGTTCGCACGAATAAGGGACTGAATCCCCTTACCCGCTGCAATGCCCCCTGCTATAATACTTGCTGTTATCGGCATTCCTTGTAGATTAAATTTGTTATTTCTTCATCAGAGTAAACTACACTCATCCCACAGCGCTGCAGCCACTTTATACCCCTTTCGTTACGAGACCACATCGAGCACTCAAACTCGGGGCCAACGGTATCAACAACGGACTCAAACACCTGCTTGAGAACAGTCTTTACCCTGTAGTTTGGGTTTACACCAAAACTCACGAGTCTCCCCGGTATGGTGTAAATGAATCCAACAACTCTATCGTCAACAACCACGTCTTTAAAAACCCCGTCCTCGCTAACAGACTCCCAATCCATAATTTTCTTGTAGGTGTCTACAGCCACTCCTGAATCCGTTTTATCAGGGTTACTTGGGTCGCAATAAAGCTCTATCTCCTTGTCCCCCTTAAAAGCGGCAAGAATAGACCTTATTTTGACGCTACTCTTCATCGTAGGCAAATTTATGAAAGTATCCCCTTAATTCCAACATTGAATATTTGTGCCCCGCTCTGGTTTGAAAGTGGGTCATAACTCAACACGTGGGTAAGGTAGTACGACCTCATGTCTTCACCAGCAGCCATGGCCTTATCGGCGGAGTACAAGTACCCTGAAACCCCTGTTTCTACAGGGTTCCCGTAGCTAGTCTCTATAAACGTTGTGTTTGTAATGCTGTTGTAAACGGCAGACGTTACCGTCCCTAAAAAGTTGCCGTTAACCTGAACAACCACCACATTCACACCAAGCAATCCCGTGTAATCACCATCAACATTCCACCCCGTGATGAGGTCCCCCGTGTCGGGATCGATACCAACAAAAGACGTTGATGGGACTGCTGAATTCAAAAACTTGGGGTCGTACAAGTTCTTCTTGTAGTAACCCCTTACATACCCCTCATAAACCCCCATCTCTGATGTTGGGACGGAGGTGTACATTCCGCTAGTGTAGCTGAGGTTTGGTTCTGAACTTGCCTCAACCAAAAACGGCTTTGATGAGCGCTGAGTAAAGTTTTGATACCTCTTTACATTTAGCGGGTCTTCGTTGGAGACAAACGCTATCTTTTGAATAAACTCGGTATCGTGGAACGTGAAAGAATCCCTCTGATTGTGTTTAAAGAATTCCGACTCGTCCCCCCACCCAAACAGAAGCTGTCCGTAGTTGACAAAGTGCATGAACGGGTAGTAGTATGTTGATCTCCACCTCATTTTTAAGTAATCGAAAACAACGTGCTTCACCTCTGTTTCCGGGTGAATGTAATACGTTGCCTGACCAACATTGTTCCCTACAGGGAATTGATCCCGAATGTATATTGCGATACCCAGTGCGATAAGGCCCGGCTCCTCGACGAACTCTATGTACGTGGTGAATGTCACAAGCGGAGCCAAAGGATCGTCTACTGGTATGTAAAACGTTATTTGGCGACCAACAAACCCGGCGAGTTCAGCATATGTTCCAGAGGCAAGGAAAACCGAAGCGCCCTCGTTGGCGAACACTATGTCGCCAGAATAATCAGAGTCGTCCTTCACCAGCTTAAAAGCAAATCCCACCTCCCCCATAAGCTCGTTCACGTACGAACGGCAGTCAGATGCAGACGTTTTTGAGTACTCTGTAGCAATCCGCTTGGTCTCGGTTTTGAACTTAAAGTCGTTTCCGCTTGCAGGGTCTATCTCACTGATCACGTTCTGACCGTTGGTGTCAGACAGGATAAACACCCCAGAGTTCGGGTCAAAGTACGCTATAGAGCCGTTTGGGAGCAGCGCAACAGAGCCAGGGGCCGTGGTTCCAAACCTTGACTTGTAGTCAAACCAAGAAGCGAACGTGGCCTTGCTTACCCTCACAGAGCTATCCGATCCAACCTCGTTGGGGTAGAACTGAATGTACACCGAGTTCTCTTTAAACGGCTGAAGGCACTTCAGAGTCTTACCCTCCCTGCCAGCCATAATTGCTCGAGTCACCTCCCCGTGAAAGGGGTTCATCTGAATGATGTTCGAGTTGTCAAGCACAAAGGTCGACGTCCCGTTAATAGTGCTGTTCGGGCCGCCGTAAGGATTCGAGTGGATGGCGTCAGCCTTACGGTGCGTCATCTTAAATGTCGGAGATTCGATTCTTGTTCTTCCGGTATTGTGAACATCACTCAGCCAGTAGTCGGAATAATGCGGGTCCTCGATGTAGTAGTAGTACATCCCCGCCCCGCCTGCATACCCCGTGCAAAAATTTCTCATCCTGAGGTATACGTCTCCGTATGACGGGTAGATGTAGGCCGGAGAAGCAATAACACCCACCTGTTGAGAAGAGCTATAAGACAGCGTTATGTAGGAAATGGTATCGAGAGGATCCTGATTAAGAAACGTGATGTAGGTTATATTGTCCTCTACGCGGTATTCAGCATCGATAATCTCTTCGGAATTAACTGTTTCGACAGATCCGTCGTTGTAATAAAGAACGAGATTAAAGGACTGCCCGACCAAATTAGTGCGATCACTGGTCATGGAAAATATGTAGCTGAAAGGAGCTATCTCGACGCACTGAGCGGTGTAATCGTATGGCGCACCATGTCTCCTGTCTGGAGTATGCGCGTCAATAACCGATATAGAACCGGTCACGTCCTTCCAAGCCGAAATAAACAGGCCTCCGTCATCGTCAACAAACGGACGAGGAGTGTATATCTCAACAATGTATCCGCCCGGGTTATCGATACTGTCAAAGTTCTCAATCAGGTTTATGTTAAACAGGCTAGTATAAACAACTGGCCTTCCGCCCTCCCCGTCAGTGGGAAGGTAATCCAAAACATCCACCTCAACATACTCCGCATACCCGCCAAGGGTGTTACTGAAGTTATCCCAACTCTCTGGGGAACGTCTTCTAACAAACCTTAGCTTATCACCCTTCTGAGGAACGTGATTTATGGTCGCCCCAATGTTATAAACGTTAGTGTACTTGTTGTCAAGCGTTATCTTGTAACGAGTGTCTTGACTTGCAGAATCTAAAACTATAGCACTGTTTGCGTATATGTTTTCAACCGAAACCATGTACTGACCAAAACTCAATATCTCGGTAGCCGGCTTCGCTACAATCCAGTACCTGTCGGCCCAGACCGGAGGTGCATGCCCGATGGTGATTTTCGGATTAATAGTAAAAGGGTTCCATTCTTTGGACAAAGACGATCTGTCGATGTCGTAAAAGAACGGAACAAACAGATTCATCTGATCCGAAGTATAAACGGTGCCGTCCCTGAAAGCCCTGTCCCCGTAAACTATCCCAAACTGGTGAGTGGCACCAGACTTTAGGGATGTCCGGGCGTCATTGAGGCGGGTCAGCTTGCTTTGAGTCGTGTTGATGTCGCTCGCGATCGGGGTGAAAGAGTATCTGAAAATAGTTCCAACAAGAGATACCGTCCCGGCGGGCTGACCAAGAGAAGCCATGAACGAGTCGCCGATCAACTGAATCATGTACTCATTCCGATCGGTAATCGTCGGGAGAGCGAGTGCTGCATCAATGTCCTGCTGAGTCACAATGTAGCTCAGAAGAATAGGGATGCTCGTCGGCCCGTTGAGTGTTATGACCATGCCTGCGCTGTAGGGGAATTCGGTCGTGACATTCCACGCATCGACGCCGGTATCCAGGTTCCCACCACCGGGGCCGTCCCATCTAGCCGTAAACCAAACATTCGCAAACGCAGACCACTGAACCTCCCTGATGATATAATCGGACTGAGAATCAATTGCGATCTTATCGAAACCCTCTCTGAAATTTATATACGCTACCTGACTCGTCGGAAGGTACTCTTGGCAACGAGCCGAAATAGGAAGGCGGTCATAATTTTTCTGGAAATCAACGGCAACTTTGGTGGATACGTTTCCGTAGAAATTGACCGTGTAATTCTCGTTGTCTGAAATCCCATCCCTCTCCTTATTGAATTCAGCAAAAACAGAAAACGGCCCCTCGGCGCCACCGGTGCTTTCGTCAAACTGCTGAACAGCTATGTTAAAGCCTATAATCTCTTTGGGGCCTGTTTCGAATGTAATAGCAATCCCGTTATCGTAGTTAGTACGAAGCCAGTTTGACCCTGTAACGAACTCCGACTGGTCAGGCAACGGCAGGTTACTGTACATCGACCATGAACTAACCTCGTTGTTCTCGTAAATGTACTGAATGCAGAACTTGAAAAGCTTCTTAGATATCTTGTTGTCGTTCCTGTCTACATCGGTAATGTACTGCGTATAGGGCGGGTTCGGAGGCCATTTAATTGCATCAATCGTCCTAAGCGTTACGCCAGTATAAAACCCTGACAACGCCTTTTCCAAGTTAATTTGGTACGGAGGATTAAAGACCCGATCCCCATCAACATACATCTGATCATCCCACCTGCCGTCTGTAAACTTCAGTATGTCGTCGAACGTATTTGCATGGAAAACAGGGAAGTTAACAGAGAAGTTCAGCTCAGGGCTTTGCAGAGCAAGCGAGTGTGCCTCCGAATTTATGTCGTAAACCCACACCTCGTGGTCCCCATCGTAGGCACACACGAAGTAAACTATAGACCTTGAATTTCCACCATTTCTCTCCCATATAGTGGCACCTATAACAACATCCCTACTCTCAAGCTCTGGGTTGGAGATGTTAACCGTGCCCCACGAGGTAATGACAGCAACTCCCTCACCAGTCACCGGACCAAGCCTGCAGTAACTCATGTCGCGGTAATCCCCCTTAGGGATTGATCGTGGATCATCGTCAGTGTTGATGCCCCCAGCAAAGATTATTTCTTCGTTGAAATCCATTATCCAAGATTAAGTTCTGAACTCTGCGCCAAAGCGTCAATCATTTCATACAACCTGGGAGCCTTCACCAAAAGGTTGGCACTCCATTGGGCGGCCTCGTACTGCATTTGCAGCTCTTTGTACTTAGCCATATCACCCGCACTACCCCTGTGGAAACAGTACTCACTCATTAGATAAAGCCTAAACGGTTCAGCGTATGCCGCATCAATCAATGTCCTCTCATCAATGCTTGAGCCGTTTGAAAAGTACTCAATAACAAGCTGCCCATCGGGTATGTTGTGGTCAAAAACAATGTTCCTACCATCAATCCTGTAGTAGTTCTCATTCCTCCCCCCGCCAGTTGTGTAGTTTGGATACCCGTAAAAATACCCAAAATAACCCGACGGATAGTAGCCGTCTATGATCACGGGGTCAGTGGCGTCGCTTTCGCACGTAAACACAGGCTCAGGGAATGTCAGTGACGTGTCCGGCGTCAGGGTCCATATCCTCCTTCCAGACTTGAGCCCTATCTTAGAGATGCGCATACAGTCTGGCGGGAGCGTGTACACCCTCGCCCCTGTATCAATCTTTGCATAAACCGTTTTTAGGCTCACAGACCCGTCAAGCGGCGATTTTTCACTCATGTAGTCTATGGCAACCTGAATCATCCAGTTCAAATCACGACCAGTAGGATTCTTGCCAAGCCTGTACAGGGCTGATGTTGCAATGTATTTTATATCCTTTATTGTCATCGACTAAGTGTAGTTTTATCAACCCTTTGATAACGCTTGAATGTCTATAGAGTTGTTGTTAAGGTCATCCTGGAACCCTTGGCTTGAAAGCGCCTGCAAGCACATTTGAAAGAAGGCAAGCTCACCAGCTCCATTCACATCCGATGGAATAACAAGTATATCGTCGTCTTCCATCTGATATATATTAGGGATCATAGTGATCGTAACCGAACCAGTTGGCTTCTTGTTGAACCTGAGCAGGTTCTTGTAAAGAACTGCAGCACTTTTATTGGCCCCCCTTAACACCTTCATTGCCGATGACTCCGCCTTCGTTTGAACAAGGTATTCACTTGCCGCCTCAGACTGGTCCTCAACCGTGTAGATAGAAAAGCTACCCGACATGGGCTGTGGATTCATCTCCACGTAGTACCCCCTCTCATCAGACTTCACGTCAAAAGAATACGGAACAGCCATGTCTGATGCCGCATACGGATCCCTGGTCACAATATCAGAAAGGGCAAAGTTTATGATCCTTGCTATTATTGATCTAGGATACAGCCTGCGAACATCCTCGGGGATATCTCCGCCCGTGAGTCTGTGCTGAACTAACTCTATGGCTTGGCGCTTCGTTATCATACCTTGCTAGGCATTTGGGTTTGAATATTCCACTGATTCTCATTACCGATACCGACATAGGTTTTAATCATGTCTGTCAGGTGATCGACCGTGCTCTCAGGGTACTCAAACTCAACGCTGAGGCTTGGGGAACCCTGCGGTTCAACAGAACTGTTTACGTGAGTTGATCCCGGCGGGAGATATACAGCGACCCCATTGATAAAATCATAGTCAAAGTACGGAGTGTTCGGTTTACGAATGTATGTAAACGAAATTCTGTTTAAGAATGGGTACAAGAAGTACTTGTTATTCCTTGTAACAAGTATCGGGTCATTCTCACCCGGGTTATCCACTGGGCTTGTAATGGAGTTCCTCATCTTAGCATCAAAGTCATGCTGACTTACAAAGTCAACAGACCTGTAGTTCTCGCTGGTAGAACACCCGTCGTTCATGAGTTCAAGGTAGCTTGATGCTGCCTCATACCATATGTCCTCAGGAATGTCTGCGTACCCTCCCTTTTTGGGGTTGCCAGGCATCACAGGCGTGAAACTCATGGCTGGGTACTGAGGAGAACCAAGTGTTTTGATAAACGGCTGAAGGTCACTTGATATTTCCCTGCTCTTCTCAAAGTTGTCCACTAACGTGTTCAGGTACCTTTGGCTTATCACCTTGATAGCCCTATTGAAGTCATCTGGAGTGATGAACCCACCGCGAAGGTCCTTACCCGCACGGAAAAGCAGTTCATCATATATTTGACCTAGAGTGGTTACCATTATTGATAGAATTTGATCTCTACGGTAGCATCATCCAAAATACTGTCGGCAGCAACCCCAGCAAAAGAGCCGGTAGATATTACTGCGTATCCAGAAGCAGGAGCGATAGCCACGTGACCCTTTACGGATCCGTTGGAGATGGACACCGCTGTTTTAGTTAGGCCAACAAGGCCGCCGATTGTAACTCGGTAAACGCCTTGAGCACTTCTCACCAATGAAATCGATTGACCGGTGTCATTGTACAGGGTCTGGTCCAAAGTGGGAGCAGAACTTCCTATTTGAGTGATTCTGAACACGGCAGACAAGTACTTTGGAACAACCGCTAGGGGTGACCCAACGGTTCCGTTTCCTGTAAGCGAGCTGTCGGTTGCCACGGAGTTCAGAGCCTGAATAATCGGGTTGAGAGGATCGGTATTATCAACAACAGTTCCAGTAACACTCTGCACCTTACTGCCAACATCAGTGATCAAAGACGCTATCTGAGACGTGTTTATGTCTATCAAAGACTGCAGGTACAGCGTAGCCCCAATAGTATTGTCTATTACGTCCTGAACATTGGTTCCTGGTATGTTGGGGTTTTCAGAAAAGGATACGTTTTCCGCAGCCGGATTTGCATTAGGGTCGTAATACAGAACCCAAACAGCCGCTCCAGGTGTGTTATCAATGCATCGATACTCGATACCAGTGTTGTAGTCCTGTTTGATTGCCCCAACAAGGTTTCCAGCCGTTGAATCCTCGGTAGCACCAGGGATTCCATCGAACAGCTTGTACTGTATGTTAGCCAGAAGCTGATCGATAACAGACTGACCGCTGTTGTTTGACACCCAGTAGTATGTCTCATCATCACAACAAGCACACTCACAGCCCGACGCATCAAGTTGAGACTCTATCAAAGAGATGGTCTCCTTGTACTTATCAAGCTCTCCGCAAGCCTTGTAGTTCAAAGCCTCTGTATAGTACAGAAGAACATTGTCTACAAAAACTTGGTACTTAGATACGCGATTAGACTTGAGCTCCAACTCGTGTGCCTTTCTCAGGTTTTCAATGCATGGAACAAGTCCACACAGTGTTCCCGCACAGCTTACTGAAAACTCCTTCGTAACAGACGTGCTGTACTGAAGTATCAGACCGTCGGTTTGAATAGTCTCAATAACCTCTGTCAGAGAAACGGTGTACGTTCCAGTCGCCAACGGAGTTTGAGTCTCAAGTGTTGGATATGGAAGAGATGTGGTTGTGATGGTCGGAGTAAATCCTGGTGTCGAAAATGTCCAACCAGGGTATGTGATCGTGCAGTTTAGGCTCGATACAACGTCGTTAGAACCAAGTTGAGTAGTGTTAGCCACCGCCCATGTGCCCGAATCGCCGTACTCGCAATCGTATGTAAAATCTACATTTGCAGTAGCTTTCTTACAACCCTTAAACACGTATGATTTATTCAGCTGAACATTCGTTATGTCAAACGATATATCCTCGTGAGGGGCTTCCGCATCAAGCTGCTCTTCAATGACAATAAGCGCCCCGTTCTCGCCCTCTGAGGCGGAAACAACAGTAGCAACTAAGTTTGGAGAACCTGTAACAAGGGTTATAGTGTTGCCCGACACAAGGAAGTTTACGAGCCACTCGCTGCCGTCTGTCTCAACTTCGTGTGGAGGAATTTCAGCAAAGATTTCAACACCGCCGATCAGCGGGTTTGAAAGAAGTCTCAAAGAGTATTGGAAGGAATAAACTCCATTGGCTGGCTCCCCATTGCCGTCAAGGACAAGAGGGAAAATAAAAACTGGGGTCTCGCCAGGGTGGAGAGACTCCCAGTTTTGAAGATCAATCATCGGGTCGCCAACAGAATTTTTGTCGACGATTATATCCCCGTTAAAAGATATAACACCGAGTCCCTTCGCCAAAAATGACGACAAATTAATACCAATTCCAGAGTAATCAGTTGAGTCCGTTACGATACCGCGAGGCTCAACATTCCCTGTGATGGGGTTGGTGTACGACAGTTCAAACGTAAGAGATACGGTGCTTAACATCTTTTATTGTTTTCTAAGTTTATTCAGCAATTCGCTATTTATTTTAAGGTGATCAACAAGCTCGAAGAACGCCTCTGATACTTGACCTTGTGTCTCGTAAAACGGATTCTTCAACCACTTATCCCCATCACCTCTTTTGTCGCGAAGATACCACTTTCCTTCGTCATTTTTGATAATTTTTTCCATCAAAAGACGATTTACTAGTTCTCCCTCGGATTCCTCAGACGTTGACTCTTGTGTTTTTTCCTTTTGAGTCTGAACGGACGCGTTTATAATGCTGAATGCGTTCGATTTAAACGTGGCTGAACCCTTAGAAATAGCATCTCGCAATGCCACACGATCTCGCTCCTCATTCCCCATGCGTTTCATCGCCAATCCATCAATAGCCTTCAGGATGACGTCATACGGGGTGTCAAAGTAAATAAGCTTCTCAAGATCAACACGCTCTTTTGCCTGCTTGATCTTAACCGCAGCCTCTACCTCTGGCTGGTAGTACTCATACCACGGGTCAGAAGAACGGAAGCGACACTTGTTCCCCTTGATAACGGGACACAAGTAGTGGACATAAAACAACAAGTCCTTCTGTCCAGACTGGATGGTCATCCCGTCTGAAATAGTTACGTTGTTGCCAGGGTAAAAAAACTCAACACCATTCCTTCCTGGTCGGGGGGAAGATGTTGAATACTGAATGTGGTACTGTTCCCCCGTCTCCGGATCAATGACAATTCCTCTGGCCTTTCTTGAGTTCGATTTAGGAGCCTCAAGTCGTACCCTAGCCTCACTGTCATGGGCGTTGGATGGAACCATCATTTTTTTTACGCCCTTTGAAGGGATCAGCCTTATTTTAACGGGCTTGCCCTTAAAGAACTCAGGGAAGTCCTCCCTCATTTGCTGCTCTGCCCAATCTGGGATAGAAACAGGTTGCATAGTGCTTATATCGAAAAGCATAACGTATATTGGATTTAAAAAAGGGGGCGACATTGCCCCCTTTTTATCTTTAGTCAAATTACACTACTGGCTCTGGGCCTGGCTCTGTAGCGTTGTAGAACATTCCGTACTTATTCACGTTAACGAACTTGAACGCAACCTCAGATACAATGTGAATACCGAGTTCCCACTTGTCGGTCTTGTTCGCAGCGGCACGACCACCTGTCTGCCACATATTCATGAACGCACCTGGCTTGTGACACAGACGAATGTACTTACCCATGTTTCCGATACCGTCATCAACATTGCCCTGGCTCATTGGGAGGAAGATTGCATAATCCGCCCAGTTAGAACCAGCCACGTTGAATGTTTGTGGGTTATCGAAAATACCCATACGAACCAGTCCAAAGTTCTTGTTATTGAAAACAAGGTTGTTGAACGAGTAAGTAGAGCGCATCAGGTCAGCGTACTGGCCTTCGCCCCAGAACGTTTTCTCCATCTGCACTTTATTGATGCTGATGTTAGCGTTCTTGTTATATTCAAACATTGCCTGCTCGATGTTCGCTGATGTTTTACCAGTTGTCCACACCATGTAATTCTTGATGGATGCGTCCTGTGAAGTAAGCATAGCCTCAAGCGTGTAGAAGTCTGAAGCATCAACAAAACCAGCAGCGTCGTGTGCCTGGCCACCAGCGAGGATAGATGGAATCAATCCGTTAGTAGTCTGAAACGATGTAGATGAAGACAGGTTAGTGTCTGTTTCACCAGCAAGGAAGGTGTTCACCATAGCGACCTGATGCTCACGCTGGAGGTACAGGATGTCGCGAGAGTTTGAGTACGGAGTTTGAACGCCGTTCTCAATCTGGGTGTACCAAAGCTGGTTGTACAGAGCCTCTGAGCTTGACAGTCCATCGTGACGCATAGTCTGAAGCTTTGCTCCACGCAGCTCATCAAAGGTGAACTTAGCCTCCTGAGCGCTAGAGTTTTCCTTCACGGAAACACCAACGTAGAAGAACTTATCACCCGTAGTTACACTGATTGTAGAAGACGCTGCAAGGGGACGCAAAGTGAGAGTGGCTGGAGTAGTAGAGGCGTCTTTAGCAACAACCTGAACAAGGGCTCCACTTGGTGCGTGACGATAAATCTCATTGACTGTCGCCCAAACATAGCGTGAACCATCAAGAACAACAACGTCAGCCGCAGCCAAATTAACTTGTGTTCCAGGGTTGTCTGTTGAATCAATTGTGATAGTTTCATCAACGGTGAAAGGAACCTCTTGACGAGTGAGTTCAAACCAACGAACGGTCGGCTGCTTCGCGATTTCGCGGTTACCGATAGCGTTCATAATCTGGTTCATTGCGTCCCAGTACTCATCACCGAACGGCAGGTATGCTACCGCGTCGAAATCTTCTTTGAGTGCATCCCAGTTGTTCTGGATGCCACCATAGGTCATCCCGCCGGGGGCTGACAAAGGTGCGATATTTCCATTAGGTGTAAATCCCATTTTCTTTAATTTTTTTAACTGTTGTTAGACTGAATTTGTTGTGACGGGATAGGAAGCCCACGATCCATAAGGTCGCGTTGTGCTGGCGTTAAACCCTTCGCGTCAACATTTGTTTTGCCCGAACGGTTCACCATCTTTGGCTGACCGTTGAACACTGTTTGAACGGCTTTCTTTTCCGCACCTGCCTGAAGGGCGTTTTGAATTTGGATTCCAATATCCCCGGACTGAAGCTTATGTACGAGAATTTGGTTAGAAACCCAATCCCTAACCTGTTGTTTACCCTCCTTTGTCGATGCGTCAAAGGCCCTACCCAAGTACGAAGCGTATTGCGACTTCAAGACGGCTTCAACCTCTTCGCTCGAAACTTGCAGCGATATTTGGTTTTCGCCAAACTTGTACGGCACATCCTTAATTTGTTTTGAGAAGCTTTCGGCTTCTGAAAACGCTAACGACTGCCTATCCGCAAACGATTTTTCGTTTTGGGATTTCAACTCTTTTGCAAAGATAAACGGATTTTTAGCATCCGCAATCTCTTTTTTTACTTTTGTTATAGCATCAATTGCGTCAAGGGCGTCTGATTTCATCAGGGCTGTTGGGGTGTAGTCCCCATCAAACCCAATCCCATACTTCTCCCGAACGGCCTCTTCAATTGTTTCTTGACCAAGCTTCTTGAATTTTTCGGGGTTCTTTACAGCCTCAGCAACAATTAGCGCTGACAGCGGATCCTCCATCATCGTTTCTGCGTCTAAAGACATCATCTTCGATGAAATAGAAGACGGAATTCCCTTCTTTGAAAATTGGACAAGCATCCTGGCCTCTTCATTCCCCGCGTAAGGATCTTCGGCCTCCTGCAGCAGTGCAAAGCCGTCCTCAATATCCTTCTGTTTTTCTTCAAGCTCTGCAGCCAAGGACTTGTAAGTCTTTAGCTGTTCAAACTCCTGTTTAAAAACATCTTCGCTCTCATAGCCAAGCACGTTGTACCACTCCTGTGGCAAATTCTGCTCTTGGTTTTCCCCTGAATTTTGTGAATTCTCCGGGGTTTCATTGTTCATTTCTGCTGTTTCCATTTGATTATACTCTTCCTGTTATTTCGTTTCCGTACTGAGACTCAAGTGTGGCCTCTAAGTTTATCTGTTCAAGCACCTGTTCGCCCTTCAAAAGCTGAAGGTCGTAGTTGTCTTCTGACTTCAGTTTAAGCAGCTCCTTCTCCTTCATTAACTCAAGGTTGTAAAGCTGTGCCTGTTTCTTCAAGTCTATTTCTGCCATCTGCATTGCTGATTGCAGTTTTGCCTGCTCGCTCATCATTGCCGTCTGCTGTTGACCCTGAATGGTTTGCTGCAGCATTTCCTTAGCGTGAGCCTCTTCACGGGCCTTCGCATCAATCTCTGACTTAGCCATAAACCAAAGGGCCTCATCAACATCCCCGTTCTTGAGCATCTGTGCAACCCTTTCAATGCTTGAAGGAGACAACAGCACAGACCCATCCTTAGTTGGGATTTGAGACATCTGTATTGCCCGCTGAAGGATCATGCTCTTTTCCTTTTCGTTAGGAAGAGACCTGCAGGTAATTGCTAACTGATCAAGGGTTAAATCCTGTATCTCAACAAGCGCGTTTATAAGGTTCTCCCCAATGACGGCTCTATAAAACTCTTCAATCTTTTTGTCAAATTGAATGTCTATTCTTGCCTGGTGAATTATTCTTTCTGCAATCTTCTCCTTAAACCGTCTTTCAGACTCGCGGAGCGGCCAGTTGGCGTGGTTACCGGCAATGTAGTCAGCCTCCATAACACCAACAAGTCTTTCTGCACTCTGGTCAGGACTTGCAGCCATCGCATCAGGGATGCCAAGCACGTCCTTAATCATGAGCTGAATGTTGGCTATTTGATTCAGCCACTCCTGGCCCTGTGGACCAAGGCCGTTATCCATTTCAACCAATGGCTGTGATACATACTTTCCTGTTGCAGCATTAAACTTTGTTGCCGCAACAAGAATACCGTTTTGGCGATGAACGTGCATCAAGTCAAAAAGATCGTACTCCACCCCGCCAATCTTAATGTTGGCGGACTCACCTATATCTATTCTATATCCCTTCGGAGCAGCAGCCCAAACTGCTGATCTCAGTTTAAGGACGGCAAACATGAGATCGTCAAGAAGACCCTTAACACTTCTTGTTGGACTTTGACCAAGAATCCTATCGATTACATAGGAGCACTTAGGCGTAAGGCCGCTCTGCATTTGGTTTGGCTTCTTGCGCCAATCGTATATTTTATCTTGTCCTGTGCCAGAGATTATGTAGCACCCCTCGTACCAATAGTTGCATGAAACCTCATGGTAATCATCGCTTTGGCTTTTCTTTTTCTCGTCTACGGGCTTGTTATTCTTTAAGAATGTCCTTACACCCTGCTTGTTAGTCCTCTCAACGTATTGAGAGTAGTCTGTTGACAGGTACTCAAACTTAAGAACATAAACCTTGAAGTCCATCCACACCCATTTATTGGTGGTTGGATCTTTTCTCTCGAACGCCCACGCAGGTATAGAGCTTACGTCAGTTTGATACGGAACATATGACTTGGCCATTGCCTGTATTTGTTCATCAGGGAAGCCCGCCTCCTTCAGCTTAGGGTAAATAGACTGAATGGTCTCAACCTCAATATGCCCAATAGCAACAGGGTCATTTTCGTTGTCCTCATTCCACAGCATGACCATCCTTGCTGGGTCAACGTACTTCACCTTTACCTGTCCAGTTTTCTCGTCGTTGTAAACCTTTGCCGCACGGAAGTGATAGTCTACAGCATCCCTGTTCGTTTTCATTCTTAGGTCATGCCACTTGGATGCCCTAAAACCAGATTCAGCAAGCTTTTCAAGAGCGACCTCATACCTCGCCTTAAAAAAACCAAGCCTTTCAGCCACCTCAACAGTCGCTGGGTCATTTGCAACAAACGGAACAGAAAGTTTTTTAAGGCCCAAAGACTCCAGGAACGGATTAACAACAGAGTTTCTGGCGATTACCTTGGCCTTCTCTGTTTTTTTAACATTTATTATAGATCTATCAAGGGACAGGCAGTCCACCTTGTAGTCGTTGTCAGAAAGGATTGACAACAAAACGTTGGTCATCTTTCTCATCGGAGAGAAGATGTCGTAACTCACGTTTGCCATTGCCTTTCTTTGAGCCTTCGTCATTCCGCGTGTGGAAGAAACGGCCTCGCCCTGCTTCGCCTGTTTGTTACCAATCGGGGATCCGTTAGAGAACCAGTTCTTGTACTTTTCCGGGGACTGCATTCCAGACCCGTAGTTACGGACCTCCTGCATCTCTGGCATTTGAGCCATGGAAAAATATGTTCCTCCCGCGCAAAAGCGAGAATACAAAGCCCTCCCGCAACGCAAACCGAAGTCTGGCTTCAGCTTGTCAATCTCGGGTATGTTGTCATTCGGGAAAAGTACCCCTCCAGCTAATTGAGGTAGAAGCATATGTAACAAAAATATTTATTCCTTGCAAATGTATGCAATTTTATCGCAATTTGTTGAAAACAAATTAGTCAACATCAAACGACTGAAAAGATCCCGTGACCTCTATGGGTTGGTAAACCTCCTTGTAAAGGTCTGGCATCCTGCTCTTTATCGCCCTCATGCACCAACCTGTGGCCGCGCAAAGGTCATGGTTTGTCAGGTCGTCTATACCCCTCATCTGTGTCCACTCCTCAAGGATTTCCCATATTTTCACGTACTTAGCGTTGTTGTGGAAGTAGGTCATTATATCCCCTGCCATTTCATTCTGCTCGGCAACACCCGCCCAAACTCCTGGTCTTGAATCCTGCTTCCCATCAGCCCCCATGTCCTTCAAAAGATAGCCGTCAAACCCATTATCCCTGAAGTACTCAACAATAGATTCTCCATCGGGCCACTCTGGGTAAACGTACGCCCCAAATAGTATTGCGGCCTTTAACCACTCCTCGTGGTACTCCTCTTTGTCATCCACCGGGTTGTTATAAATCATCACCCAATCACTTGACACCCACTCAGACCTGGGTTTCGTGTCCGGATCTACTTGTGAATCCCTCTTGTAAAATATTGCGGCGGCTGCGTTTGACTTTTTCTTGCCAACAGTATTCCTCCTGTGGAACTTAACTGGGTCACAGGCAAGAAAAAATTTATTCATTACAGACGGATCGGGGGCATAAATCACACCCCTGTTTTTTGGCGGCACATAACCCTCTTCCGCGGTAACCACAGTCCTTAAATTCCTTTGATCAATTGGGGGTAGGTAAGACATTATCCACTTGCCCTTGGGGTCGTTCTCAACAAAAACATCTCCTCCAAACTTTTCCCCCAACCACTTTAAGTTTACGCGTGTGGTTATAGGGGTTTTTGAAAACTTGAGTTCAGATATTCGATCCCTCATCTTCTCAATCGGCATACCCATGTCCTTAGGGATTACGGCAAAGGCCTGCTTCCACGTCATGGGAAAGTTCTGTTGCAACTTTATCAAGTTACTCCACTGCTTCTTTTTCTCGAAGTACTCTGCCTGGTTGAGCAAATAGGTTTTAGCACCTTTTGTTATCCACTTCCCCTCATTAGACATTACCGGCTCATCAGGGTCGTCTACAACGCTTGCCCCGTACTCGTCTATGTATCCCTCAACAGCATAGTATCCAGGCAAGAAGAAGTTAACAAGACCGGATGCCGTTGTTCCGTTTTCATTCCTATCAGAGAAGTGAGAGTCATTGGCAATATCGAAAAACTGAGCCCCACCACCACTCTCCATGTCGCCAACGGTTGACGGCATAATGCAAAATCCTCGTATGTTTTGTCCTCGTTCTATTGCGGGTTTCATGGTGTTGTACCACCACGTAGGTATGTTTTGATC